TAATTTGTTGAATAGCGGGATCAACTGATTGATTTGTAGCAGGTCCACCCATCTGTTTTAAACTTAATTTGTTTACTTTCACAACAATTATTTTATAATATTAATATACAAATAAATCCAGAGATTTACTAATTTTTAAGGTTTAAGCTTTAGCTACAACATGAGTTAATATATAATTTACAGGAGACATACCTAATGATTTAGCATCTCCATAATGAATTCTATTAAGTCTATCATAGATCTTTATAGCTTGATTTTCTAAATCTGTACCATCATAATCACCATTTATATAATTACTATAAATAGTTAATGGATTAGGTTCTCCACCTTTCTTATAATTTATTTCACTATCTATATAAGATTTAGTCCAGTCATTTCTTCTTCCCAATTTTTCTTTGCCTTGATATCTTACATATTCTTTAAGCATTGAATCTTTATCCTTATTCGCAACAGCTTTCATCAATTTTTCAAAATCACCTAAAACTCCATTGTATTGATAATCTCCAAGTAATATTTGCTCTTGTTCATTTAACTCATCCCAACTTCTATTTAGGCCTTGTCTATTAAATGTTGACTTTGCTGCTTTAAATTTAACATTAAGATCTTTTGCAAAAAGATTGTTGACTTGATCATCTGTTAAACCTTTAGAAAAATTTTCACCTTTTTTAATCTTATGACCATAACCAATATCAAAACCTCCATTTTCTTCTGGAGCTGGAGTTGGAAACCACAATTGTCTTTTAGGATCCCATCCTTTCAATGAAAGATTTTCTTGAGCTTTTAAGTCATCTTGATATTCTTGAAAACTATAATTGCTAACTTCTTTCTTTACTGGTTCTTTTTCTTTTGCAACATCTGTTTTATCAAGTTCTGTTGTGTATCTTTTACCATACCACATAAACTCATCTTCACCAGCATTTCTTGCAGCTCTAAAAGCTTGATTATATGAGCCATCATCATCTCTATCAGTAACTCCCCAATTATAAGGATTTATATAATCGCTCCATGATGTTGGTTCACGTTTTTCTTCAGTAGTTTTTTTAGTTTTTGTAGGTTGTGCAGAAAGATTAATAGTTTGTCCTTTCTTAAGAGCATTAATATCAATATTAGGATTAAAGGCTTCTAAATCCTTCCATGATATTTTATTTTTATTAGCAATACCATAAAACGTTTCTCCTTCTGATACTGTATGCTCACCACCAGTTTGATATTGACCACCCTCAGACATCTTTCTTTTCATTGCCTGAATCTTTTCATAATTGGTAAGCGGTCTATTATTAGCTCTATATGCTGGCTGTTTATCTGCAACATCATAAAGGTTTCCTAAGTCTTCTGCTGAAATATTAGCAATTTCAGGATTACTTAAACTATAACCATCTGTATAAGCTTCAATCATAGCAATACGGGCTTGTTCAGGTGTATCATATGTTCCAAAACCACCACCTGTATCCAGATCAATTACATTAACTCTACCATCACCAATTCCAGTTGATACTAAAGTTCCTTTTGATTTAGTTTCTGTAAAATTAGATAGTTGAGGTTTATCTTTTAAAGCAGGTTGCTCTAACTTTTTAATCTCAAGTTTCTTAAAAGGTTCATACTGATTACCCAATTCATACCATGCACTTTTAATAAAGTCATTTTCTTTTTCTGAAGGAGTTGTAGAACTAATATCATTTTCTACTGCATAATCAGGATAATAATAATTAACCCATTTTCTAAATTCTGTTTCATCTACACCTTCTGGTAGATTAGATAGATTATATTTAATATCAGGATATGGAAGTTTTAACAAAGGTTTTTCAGGATAAAGATCAGTTAAATTTGCTTCAGGATTAAAATATGGTGTATATTCAAAACCACTTGCATTACTAACAGAAGCATTTAATCCTTTTGGAGCTGCAGCATAGCGCCCCAAAGTATCAGTTGCTGCTTTCCATCTGGGATTGTTTTCTTGCCATTCTTTTCTTTCTGCACTAGTTTTAAAAGTTGTATCTTTAAAATCATCATACCATACATTTCTGTATAAGGCTTTTGCTTCTTCTATTGATTTTATGTCTTTATTTCTTTTCTGAACCTTACGTTCATATTCTTCTTTAGCTAACTTATTTGCTCTTCTGCTTTCTCTAATTCTAGGATCAAATACTGATTCATAAACTTCATCTTCATCATAAATAAGATTAATGTTTCCAGGATCCAAATACGGCTTATCAAGAAGTCCTGGAGTACCTCTACCTGTTTTAATTTCTTTTCCAACTTGACCTTTAGGTAGTGTTTTTATTTTGCCATTGTGAGTTCTAGCATATCTGTTATTCTCAGTTTCCATACCAGGTATTAAAGTTCCTGAATATGATTTACCTTTAAACTGCCATGAAACACTTCCTCCTTCTTTAAAACCAAAAAAATCTCTAACGCTTTTTATAGCATCAGATCCAGCTTCTCCTACAGGATTTATAACATTGTTTTCCCACCATGGTATTATATTATCTACACCTTCTCCAGAAAAATCAAATGGTGTATTTTCTCTAATGTATTGATTTGGGTATTGTTCCCAACCAGCTTCCATTAAAGCGTTAAAGGTTCCGTCTGGTATTTTTTTATAAGCATCAATAACTTGTGTAATTGGTGCATTTAATAAAGGTTTAATTGATGCTTTTAAATTAGGTGATTTAATCATCTTCTGTATCATAGGATTTTCAGATAATTCTTCTAATGTTTTCTTAGCCTCTTTTCCATCCAAACCATCCAAATAATCCACAATTGCTGTAGCAGCTCTTGTGTTACCTTCTACTTCTAATTTGTTAGAAATAAGTTTTCTAATACCTTCTCTCTTACTTACCTTATTTCCTCTATAATCTTTTTCTGAATCATAGTAGTTACTAAAGTTTGTTAGAATATTATCCATAACTTTATTTGGATCAGTTATACCTGCTGTTTGATTTTCTGGAGAATCTGGATCTAGACCCAACCCTAAACACATACCTGTAGCACAATTAGAACCTATGATGCCATATTGTTTTGGATTATTACTAGAAGAAATAGGAAGTTTATTTTTTGATAAACCTAAATTTTTGTGAATCTTACCTTCAGTGTTAGGTAAAAAACCCTGCGCTTGAACTAAAAAATCTTTGAGTTCTTGCTCAGGTAATCTTAAATCTACAACTTGTACATTCTTATCACCTTTGTAATTGCTTTCTACTACAGGTTTATTTCCTTCCTTTGCCCATCTATTTATATGTCCTTTAAATTTAGTACCGGGTACTTTATTTATCAACTTACCTGTTTTTTTGTCAAACAACACAGCTTCAATATGTCCAGGAGGATTTACTTCATGTCCAATTGGATAAGAAATAACCCTAAGACCATAGGATGAGGTATCAAGTGCTTGAATATTTTCCTGAATTGTTTTTGCATTACCAATTTCTCTAAATGCTTTTCCATCTTCTGCTCCTGAGTCAGAAACATCCTCATCATATATTTTTTCTCTAATTGCCTTCTCTGCATTGTCAGATGCTAGTGTCCAATCTGGCTGTTCTTCTGACTCCCATTCTCCTTCTCTTTTTCTTGTATAAAATTTATCTGCTTCTCTTTTATACTCATATGGATCTCTGTTTGATCTTATTACTTCTTGACCAACTTGAGCTTTAGGTTTCCAAGAACCTTCACCAAATTTAATAGCAGCATCTTTATCTGTACCAAACTCTATAACCTCACCTCTTTTGATTGCTTCTTTATATGCTTCCATCCAAGGCTTGTCAGACATGTCTAACCAAGTACTATCTTCATTTTGAAATAAAGTAGGAAATGAAAACCAGTTTTTACCATCTAAAGTTTCAGTAGCCATAAGGTGTGTTGACTCAGTACCATCAGAATTTTTTCTAACTCCATTTCTTTTAGGTACTTGAATTCCTTGCTCTCCACCATCTTGTTTAATTTGTTTATAACCTGACCACCAGTTTTTCTTAAATACATCAAAGTTATCTGCGTCTCTGTACATAGGATCCATTATTCCAAACCCACCCGCAGGAGGCTGCTGATTACCATGAAGAATATTCCACTGTGCACTAGAAAACTTATCAGGTCCAACTCTATCAGGACGAGTTTGAATCAAGTAATCAGGATCCCCCTTTTTTAATATAGTTGTTTTACCTCTGCTAAAAAAAGGAGCTCTAAAGTCTGTAGGGTGTCTATATTGAAATTGCCCATACTCTTTATTAAAACGTAGAACATCTTTTATTTCTTTTTGTGTCTTAACTAACCCTAATATAGGATTATCTGTAATTTCAGCTTTAGTTCTTACAAGTCCACTATTTGCAAAATCCTGATAAGCATCTTTGCCAATCTCTCTATACATAGTGTTAGGATTTCCCTTTGCTAGCGTATTAGGATTATAGTATTTAGGATTTATTTTAGAAGGTGCTTTTTTAATACCTGCCTTTATAACTTTAGCACCAGCAGTCAGAGGAGCTTTTAAACCTAAAGTCATTATATCAAACAACGGATATACAGGTTTTAGTCCACCTGTAGCTTTAGCAGTCATGAAATCTTTATACAACATTTGGTTTGAAGTGTATGGGGTAACAGTAACTTCATCAAGCATACCATCATATATAGGTTTATCTTGAAGAACCATTTTACCGTCTTCATAACCCATTGTTCTAGGTATATTAAATACTTCACCACGGTTTAATGGTACTTCAATGCCTTCTTGAGCCATGGGCACTTCTAAGACACTATCTCCTGGAAACTGATAGTTCATACCAGGCATCATTATTTGTTCGTTACCTAAGTTGTCTGTACCCTTAACAGGAAAATCTACATCTTCCATAGTAATATAGCCTGACTCAATAATATTGTAAGGGTTGTTTATATCTTCACTATAACGCTTATAACCTTCTACAGATATATACTGAGTTATATCTTTGAGAAACTCATTTGGGCCATTTGGTAATCCTATGCTTTTTTTGTTTCTCATTATCTAAGGGATGTTAACAATTTACTATTATTTAATCTTAACAACATCTTTCTGTTTGAAGAATTAACTCTACGTAATATTATGTTAGTATAGTAATGTCTAAACTTCTTATGTTGCAATGGCGGCTTATTATAATTTAAATTAATTGCATTTAAATCTTTTATATATCCATTTGGCTGTGTTTTCCATATAGGTTGCTCAGCAATAGTAAACTCTCCTCTATCATTAGTTATGTCCCAAAATTGATTAAATCTATATTTCTGTTCAACTTTAGAACATAAAATTTCAATGCTACTAGTACCAATTATAGGATAAGTTAAATTTAAAAGAGGTTGATTGTATGGTGTAGGTGTTAATTGTAATAATCCTGATACTTGTTCATTATTATAAATTATAGATTGATCAAAATTAAAATCTAAATCTTCCCACTTATCATCATTACATGCATTACCCATATCTCCTTTATAGACATAACATTCTAATTGATATTCCATGCTTCTAACAGTATTAACCTGTTGTCCACTATTAGCTACAAGTTCAACTTCCCATGGATAACTAACATTATAAAAATTTGCAAAATCATCACATCTAACATTATGTCTCCATAACGTACCATATTTAAAACTAGCTGGAGTAGTTAATTTTAAATAATAATCACAAACTTGTGGATCTGGATTTACATAATCAGGATCACCTGTTAAATAAACATCATCACATGTCCCTGTTATTGTTGTAAGAAAATTTGGAGGTGATGTTGGGCAAGCACATTCTACTTTTCTACAAATAGGTGGTGTAATATCATCACATACTCCTGTAGGTGCAGTATAAGTTCCTGTTACAGGATCTAAATAAACCGTGGTATATCCTGGTGCACAATTACATTCAAATGGAAGAGAACAAACACTTGTTGCAATTGTATCTGCAACAACATCTATTCCTGCTGGATTACTAACGGCAATACCAAATTGATAACCATCTACATTAACAGGACCAGATGTACAAGTAATATTACCTAATACAAGTGGGTTAGATGGTGTACTACTTCCAGTACCACAAAATAAAGCAAATACATTTTGATTTGCAGGACCTGTTGATGAAGGTGATACACCCACTGCTTGATACGGACACCCAATAGCTCCAGGGTTGCTGGTAGTATCAGTAATTAAAATAATAATCTGTTTAAAGTTTGGTTGTGCAGTTCTATCACCTAGTTGACTAGAAGCTTTGTTATTAAGCCAATTCTCAGCACTAGCCAATCCAAGTGGTACACTTGTTCCGCACCCAGGATTAACACACCAATTAGTAGTATACCAATTATTAACTTGCGTTGGTGTTACAGTATTACTCATACTGTATGTACCTAAAAGATAAGGTATTTGATAAGCTGTGCTAGTAGAATTCCATTTAGTAAAACCTATTTGCATATCTCCTGCAGCCATTGGCCCAGTTATAGCAGGATTAGTTAAAAATGAATTTAACCAAGTTAATTGAGCAGCTCCAATAGATCCTGGATTAGTACCACCCGTACTACCTGAATCATCCATTGCTATTACAATATCTAATAAACAATCTTGAGAACCTCCTGTTACAATTGAATTTAATTCACTAACAGTAACAGTTGACAATTCAGTTTCATTTACAACTAATTCACATAGTCCTGTTGCACCATTAAATGTATATCCTGGTGGACACTGCGGCTCATCAGTTTCAATACTCTTAGTAGTAAAAAAATGATTTATACTTGGTAATGCTAATTCAGGACACCAATCATGAAAAGATATCCAAGCTTTTGCTTTTGGATCATAACTTATAGTCCAACAACAATCATCAAAATATAATGGATCACCTATTTGAATAGGAAAACTATATTTACCCCCATCAGTATCAAGTCTTACTGTAAAACCTCTTTTTTCTGTATAAGATACACTGCTTATATATTCTTTCTTTACTCTAAAGTCTTTCTTCATAAAGTAAACAATATCATCATTGGCATCATATATTGTATGACAGCCAACTCCAATAACTGGATTATCAGATAAAACAGAATATTCTAAATCAGGATATTGCTTAACTAGTTGTGATGGCAAATATTTATTAAACCACCACTTCATTCCTCTATTAGATATAGGATCTAATCCTCTACCCGCATATTGAAATATTTTTCCTTGTGCTTGTGAAATAAAGAATAAACCTTGAGGAGTATTCATAGCACTCCTTAAACTTTCATTAGATCCATATTCATTTGAAAGATCTGCATTAGCAATATTTTGCATGGGTTGTGCAAATAATCCACCATCTCCAATTGTTATCTTTGTATCTAATCCAGTTTTTAAAACATCTGTTCCTGGAAACATCTGAGGTGATAAATAAGGAAAGAAAACTATTGCTCCGTTTTTATTTATGGGTTTAATTACACTTACTTTATTTTTAAAGTCTTTATAATTAAGAGGTAAAAATACTCTCCAAAAATCTTTTCTTGCTTCCTCTTGTGCTTGCAAAGAATATATTAATCTTTTAGGTCTACTCACATAACAATTAGCTGCAACATAAGGATCATAATATAATGGTTGAACTTCTCCAAAACTTGAAAGTTGAGTTGGAAATTTTCCTATACTTAATGATTCATCATACTTATAAAAATTATCTACTTTTTCTATTTGAGCATGAAATAATTCCTCTCTATCATTATAATTATAAACACTATATATTTGTCTTGCTCTTGTATCTTCCCAATCTCTTTGAGCTAAATTAATCTCTGATTCTACAAAGAAATCCAAGATACCATTTGAATGAGAATACATATATGCAAATCTCATAGCAAACATTGGATTAGGATCATTATTATTAAAAATAGCACCAAAAGCATTCTGGCAACTATTTTGGCCTCTATCTAAATAAAATAAATCATTAGGTAGTAAATCGGTAAAAAAACCATTACCAAGAGAAGCAATAGCTGTAATTGGGTTTCCAATAAATTTACCTATCTTAGTCATGTCAAACTTTTGAGAGTTTAACCAAAATCTTGGATATGGTATATTAACATGTTGAGAATAATCATAAGTATACTCATCTGGTTGCCCTAATAAATATTGAGCAAAAATTGGCATTATTACTTTCTCTGTATATCTATTTATATATACATCTCCTGCAAATATAGCTTTAGAAGAATACAAAAATTGAGGAGGTTTTGTTGGATCTAGTAATTCAACACAGCCTCTCATTGGAACTTGTTTTATTCCACTTAACTGACCGTATTGATTATCAAAATTAAACTTCAATGCTCCATAAAAAGCAGATATGTTAGTTTGTCTTTCAGAAGAAGGCTTTTCTAAATACGTATCTCCAAAAGGAGTAGCTTGACCAGAACCACCACCTAGATCTACTTCCCCTCCAACAGTAAATCTTGATCTATCTTGAACTGCAGGATCTTGTAAATCTTTCTCCAATGCAACAGCAACTGTAGATGGTCTAAATAAATTATTTATTTTATATTCACCTTGATTAAAAGTTTGAAATGAAGAACCTAAATAATTAGAATCTGTATTTTTAAATCTAAATGTATCGTTAATGTTATTTTTTCTAAATTTATTAAAGAAACCTGCTGAATTATATTTTAAAACAAAACTAGATTTTTTAACTAAATTGTAAATCAAATCTATTATTTCATTCCCTCCAATAGCAATGTTTGCTCCTGAAGTAAAAATACCTACAACAGCTTTTAATGCATTGGGAAAATTAGAAATCGGGCTATTTCTTTTTATTGTAAGTTTGTAATCACCTGCCTCTGTTCCAGGAAGCAATCCTACAGCAGCATTAGTATTTTGAACAAAATTATCTATACCACCCTGTGCAGCACCAAAGGCCCATATATCAGCTAGACCAGCTGCTAAAGTTCCTTGTTGCATACCAACTATAGCTCCTGCAGCTACAGGTATTGGAAATGGAGGGACTGCAATTGCTATATTGTTAGCTACAGCATTTGCAGCTATTCCTGCAAAGTCACCAGTTGATTGATAACGCATTTTAGATGAAGTCATCTCTTCAGATGTTTCACCTCGGACTTGAGATATAGCATAACCAATACCTATAATAGCACCCATTAGTGCTGAACTATTCCTAAGTAATTTAAACTGTGGATGATCTTCTGATGGTATAAAATTACCTGATTGTCTGCCATCTAGTTGCCCATAAATTCTAGTTTCATAAGCATCTAAAAAAGGCTTAGTAAACATTAAATCCGGTGAAGAAAATGTAAATACTTTTTTAGAATAGCCATCTGTTCCTGAATTTGGAGTCCCTAAAGGTGGAAAATCTTGAATTGATTCAGTAAGATTGTCACAACTCTCTGTTCTTTTAAGTGGTTCAAATAATGGATTACCAGGTGGTGTTATTTTATCCCAAAAATACATATCAGGTCTTAAATCATTGTAAGGATAATTAGCATACAACCCTGTTACACTTCCACCAATTAAATTTTCAGCATTAGGAACATTGTACTTACGCATATTCCTAAATAAACCTTTTGCCAAAATTGATTTAGCTCCAGCTCTTGAACCTCTTAATATTTCATAACCTACTACATTTTGAATATAAGATCCATCATTATTTTTTGGTCTGCCTATGTTAGTAAATTCTACTCCTAATAAATTTATAAGATCTCCAGCAGTAGTGCTAATGTGTAATGGTGAATTTGAACCACCTCTTTCTTCAGTAGGCATCTTATGATGTCTAATAGGAAGACCGCATAGATCACCCCATATATCAGGTTTGTTGATAGGATATCTTTCTGTAGATTCCCAATATCCCATTTTACCTCTTCCAATAACTAAAGATCCGTCTTCTTGAACTTCACTTAAACCTTGGGCTAGTATATCTCCTGTATTAAATATTTTATATAAAGGCTCTCCGGTAGGATTTAATGCATTGGGATTAATTATATTTTCATTTTCATAATAAACATCAGGGCCTGGTACATTTGTAAATTGTTGAGTTGCAACATTATATAGTTCTGGTGCTCTGCCCGGTATGTGATATGATGAAGATCTTTCTCCTGTGTTATAAATCCATCTTATAAAAAAAGCATATTGTTCATCTCTTAAAAAACCTGTTTTGTTACCACCTATATGATAGTACTGAGAATCTATTTGATTTGCAACCCAATTTACTTTGATTTCATTTGCAATAGGTTGATAATTAAAATCAAATTGTTCAGTTGGTCCTTGTCTAATTAAATAATCATTAACAACATACATTGCCTCTGACTTCTCATAAGCAGGGCTACGCATAGGAATTATCTTTAAATCAACAGCTATTAATTCATCACTAATGAAATCTACATTTATGTTTTGCTGCTGCGTACTATATAAACCTATACGTTTTGCAAATACTTGACCTTGTTGTCTAATTAACAATGTCAACTCATAAAACTCATAATCAGTATCTAAATTAGAAACTGAAATATCTAAAGAACCACCGCTTCCTTCATGACTCCATAATGATTGAACATTAGATACACCTATATAATCTGTAACCTTTATTTCATTTTCTGTATATGCAATAAATGCTTGATAACTACCATTATTCAGCATTCCCCCATCAACATTTTTTGTTAAACTAATACAAGGTGTATCAAGTAAAGGAGCTAATCTTATTTTTTCACAGTCTAATTCTTTTGGTTCTATATCACTATATACTATACAAGGATCTCCTGGAGCAGAACTTATATATTGCTTATAAGGAACATCATCAACATTTAGATAACGTGATGGATTATTTCCATCATCCCAATATACTGCCCAAGTGCAATCAAAGTTTTCTTTTGCTGCACCTGTAATTAAATATTTTCTGTTAAAATTTAAACAAGGGTCATTTACAATAGTTGTATACTTACACTCACTATCATCAAATCTGCCAATTTCAGAATTAACATCATCAGTTGAATAAATTATCCATTCATCACCAAATCTATGTATTGCACCAATAATTGTATATGGAATAACTCCACATTGCAAATTAGAAGGCTCATTACCTATTACACCTAAGTCACCATCTGTAGAATTATTAGCAGCATTACGTGCATGCCACCAACTTTGTGCTGGTTCCATAGACTGTGTAATATCTTTATTCATTCCTTTTATGAATGAATTAGTAATTACAGATGTACTTGTCTTAGAGTTTCTATTTTGCTTAGCCATAATAAATTACTTCTTTATTAGCATGATGATGTTACATTGCTACCACTATTAGATCCAGATAATGAGTTACCTCTTATTGGAGCCACTCTTGGATTTACTGGTGCGTAACTTAAAAACATGTTATAATAATTATGGTACTGTGCTCTTCTATTCATAGTCCACACTTTTTGCATTTCCTGGAAGTTTGGTGTATTAACAAAACTTAAAGCATTGTTTCTAGCCGCCCTCAATCTAGTCTCAACTAAACCTAACTGTTGACTAACGCTTTCTCCTTGCCAAATCATGTTTTCTAATATTCTTTGTTTTAAAGCATATTCATAATATTCATTGCAATATGGTTGATCTAATACTAACAAGTCACCATTAGGTGCTTCCATAGCTCCTTGATAACTTAAATATACCTTTCCCGTTCTAAATGTTGTAACTAAAAAACCATCTTCTATTTGTGCAATATCAGGTGCCTGTGCACCCAATGCAGGACAATAGCATACTGTATCATTAACATCTTGAATCCTTAATTGAGTCCATGTATCAAAAGTTCTAAACTGATTGGGTCCTATTCTTTGAACTAGCTGATGGCTATTTTTGCCATCACATGTTTCAATTACACAAACGTCTTTACAACTTGGATCATCACAAGGTCCAGACTCACCAGGAGCAGGCACATATGGGACATCATTAAATGTTTCTACATGTGTCCCTGATGGCATTGTTGCATTAATCTTATAATCACCACATAAAAATGCATAATTTAAATATGCAAAATCCATGGGCAATTGACCTCTTCCATGTTCAATATCAATAATAACTTCTTTAGTTCTATGTATTCTCAATCCAAGATCATAGTTAACTCTTGTTGCTACTTTAATAAGTTGCTGTGGTTCAATTAATCCTTCTAACGCATATGTAGAAAAATCAATAGAAACATCTTCCATCAATGAGGTAAAGGTTCTATATTTATTTGATACTCCCATTATCTATTAATATTAATTTTGTTATCTGAATCTTCTGCAGGAATTTTCATAGTATTCATCATAACATTTATAACTTGTTGTTCAATCTCTGCAAATAATGCTTCTGGAATATAAATTGGTTGTTCATAACGTGGTGTACAATCGTCTTCCTCATCACAATTCCATTTAGTAATGTCAGAATTAAATACACCTTCTATTTTTAAAGCATCCCATTCTATATTAGGAGAATATATATATCCATCTAGCCACCAAAAATATCTTGTTGTATTGTACTTAAATGACGTGGTTTTAGTCATTGAAGTATATGTACCCGGTTGAGTTGCTTGAAGCTCTTGAGAACCATCTATAGAGCTTACAGTACGTATAAGCGGTCCCCAGTAGCCTTCAATCATTGATGGTAATCTAAGTTTTGTACGTTTTATTGTACAACCACTTTGGATTCCAGAACATCCAGCTTCTATCTTATCTACATCTATTAACTCAACATAAGGTAAGGCTTTCCATACAGCATTGAACTTCATAAGTTTATTAGCATAGTCTTGTCTTCTCATTAATACTTGAGCAAACTTTTCTATTAAACTATAAATATATCTATCTGTAACAAAAGCATCTTGAACTTCAGCTTTAACCTGACCTCTAATTCTTGATATTGTTTGTGCTATTGTTGACATTTTCGTTTATGTTTCAAATTCATTATAATTCTTCAAAGCTTCTTTTGATTGTTCTGTATTATCATATAAATGAGCAACTCTATATTTGTTTTTCATAGTAACATATTTTGTCCAATTTGCCGGATACTCTTTTGCCACTGCTCTTTTAAATTCTCTACATGCTACAAATCTCCATAGCTCTCTATTTTTATATCTGTACTTTGTTGACCAATTTGTATAAAATATTTTTCCTAAATTCCCATCAGTCTCCCAATTCTTATTTTGTAATACTTTTCCATATTGATTAGATAATTTATAATTAGTGTTTATTGTTTTAGAGGCAGAGCACGTTCCTATAAATAAATAACCTAATGAATCAGGTAATTCAACTCCATCTCTAAACTCAATAACAGCTCTCCATAATTTTACATTATATAGTTTAATTATTTTTTTTAATTTATCATTGTCAATATTAGAATACAAAGGCTTTTTTTCCTTAAATTCCTTTATTGTTTCTTCATTTAATAAACCCAATCTCTTTTCTCTGTATCTAGAGGCAGTTAAATCAGGTTTTTTAAAATTGTTTATCATACAGTTATATTTATAATTTACAAAAAAAAGACCACTTAATGAAATTTAATTGGTCTGATTATAGGGCTTGATGAGTTAATACACATATATTACCCATTGTAGGATGCTGGATCTCTAACTTTCCTGATCTTCTATTGCCTACAAATTTATTGCTATAATGATAGTAATCAGTTTTACCCAGACTAGGTAAAGTTTTTTCTATAAAACCTGCTGTCTCATTAGAGGTCATATATTCTACCTTTCTATCTGTATGTATATGGCCTTTAAATAAAGTTCTATTTGTAGTGCTACCCCATTGCTCAGGATATTCTGATGCATATATTAAAGGATTATTTTTGCTACGTTTATCTCCGTGCTCAAAAGCATTAAAGTTGTTATGCCAAACATGAACTTTTCTTTCTTCATATTTTACATCCCAAGTTATTTTATCACATTCTATTGACTTTGAAAGTGCATGAGCTAAATGAAAAGAAGAAAGCCTATCATGATTTCCTGGAATATATACCACTACCAATTTATCACAAAAAGATTTAATATATGTTACTGCCCAATGCATTGCATCAAATGCCTGCATATAAGCTTCTGTGGCAGTCATACAATTATCTACAGGTGTTCCTCCTGTAGTTGTTCCAGTAAAGGTATCCATGTTCATTAAATCACCTCCTACAACAAAATACATTGTTTCAATATAGTGAATAGCATTAGCTCGTTGAACTAAATTTTTAATTGTGTCTTCAAAATCTTTATCAATAGTATCATTACCCTCTTTACCAAAGTGTATATCTTGAAGAGATATAACTGCACAATGGGGATCATTAAAAGATTTATTTCCCAATCTGCTATTTGTTATCTTATGTTTTTTAGGTTTCCAATTTTTAAGAAGGTCTTGAAATAATTTTTCTTCTGGATTTTTAATTTGACTTACTAATGCTGATACTCTCCAGTGATCACTCATTTGTTTATTCCAATACTGAGATAGTTTCCATCTGTCAGTATCTATTTTTAATAACTGAATTATTTCTTCTGCACTTTTAGGTTCATGATCAAATGTACCTGATATTTTACCTTCACCTTTTTCTAAATCTATTGCCTCAGTAATCTGTGCATTATCTATAACTTTATTAAAAAATAATGATTTTTTTCTCTTGGATTTTCTGTCTTTAAAGATTTGTTTTTTGACTTTGATGTATTCTTCTTCAGTCATATTACATCGCCTAGCAGATACAGCAGTACTCTTTTTCCAACGTAATGAATTGATTACCTTCTGTTTAATATCTTCCATACCAAAAGTTTTTAAATTTACCAAATATAATGAATTAATTATTAAAAAAAAAGAGGCTCCTGAAAGGAACCTCTCCAACTTTTGTGATAGAAAACCAACAAACTATCACTTCTGTTGTATTTTTTATAAATGACTATACAGCTAAAGTAGAAAAAAGAAGTTCAATTGGTTCACAACCAGTGTTCTCTGTATCTACTACTTTTACTTTATATGCTGTACTAGCAGTTAAATTTGTTATTGTATAATTAAATATTGTAGTTGCAATTGGGGATGGATTTGCTAATGTCCAACCTGTTGGAGCTACTTGCGTATCATAATAAATATCTATACCTAAACTAGATGCCCATGTTCCATTCCATAATATATTTGCTGTATTACTAGTAATTAAACCTGCAAATACGTTATATGGATCATGTTGCATATCATCACTTGTACAAGGACCCAAACCATTAGCTAAGATCATAGCAAACTTTTGAATAATAGAATCTAACCTTTCACCTTTAGTTATTAATAATAAAGATTCAGGAGTTCCTATTTGAAAAGATGTTCCACAATAACTTACACATTCAGCACACTGAATATCTTCACACCTCTCACTGCCCACACTACAATCAGTATAAGTACATGGATTAGTTAATGCAGTGTCTGAACAACTACATTTGGTACTACATTTTGTACAATTACATGCCATTTTTATATTTTATTTTATTTTCTAATTATGGTGCAGGTGGTGCACAACCGTTTACTATTTCAGTAGAAATTGAAGCAGGTGATGGACTAACATTCCAATTACCTCCAGTTCCTAGAGCAAAACTCCTCCATGGATATGTGGTAACACCACCTTGGGTAAATGTTTGATTAACTCCACCTCCTAAAACAAAACATTTAATTCCTGCTAATGAACATGTCACTTGTAATGAATTCAATCTAGAAACATCACTTGCATCAAATGTATCATCATCTCCACTTGGTAAAGCATCAGTTATAATAATTAAATATTTAGCAACACCCGATCTAAATGCTCCTAAAAATTGATTAGCTTCTACTGTCAAACCAATTGCCATATCTACTGGTTCAGGTATACCTACACCGCTACCCAATGGCATATCTGCAGTTGGAGCACCTGTATTTATTTTATTTAATTGAGCTGTAAATGTTGTAACATTATTAGTTGCAAATTTTTCCATTGCAGTAATAAACTGAAAAGAGGAAGAGCCCGTATTAATAACTTTTTGTGCAGCAGGTAATGCTACATAACTAACGGATGTATTATAATTTGGTACTGATGTAGGTCCCTCATCTGCTAATGCTAAACTTAATCTATAATCATTAGGAGAAGATTCATTTATAATAGTTGAAGTAACACCTGCTATACCACTTTTAATAGCATTAATATCAGTACCCATGCTACCAGAATAATCTACTATAAATGCTACATCCATTCCTTGGTCACAATCTGCATCTGCAGTTAATGTGCTAAATGCTTGTGTATTAGGACATACTTGGGTTGCACCGCCTTGAGCAACAGTAAGCCTAACAGTATAAGTAGTTCCAGGTATTAAACCTGTAAAAACATGAGATACATTTGTTCCTGGAGAATTTTGTACAAATGTTCCAACAACATTATTAGATGGATCTAATATATCAATTGTATATACTGCTGTCGTTCCAATTAAATTAACAAAAGAAACTGTTGCTCCTGTACCTGAAATTTGTGTTACAGTAATAGTTGGAGGACAAGCTAGTACTCCATTTATTGTTGATAATATAGTATCTGAACATGTGTCAGCTCCATCTGTTACACAAAATGCTACACTAGCAGTAAAATCTTGATTGGTATTTATTGTAGGTAAAGAAACATTTATTCCACCTGAAACTGTTTGTAAAGAACTCACATTAACAGTTTGTGTAATAACATTATTAGACACATCTGTAATTGTAATAACTGTGCTTCCTGCACAATCATTAAACGCTGCAGGTATTGTAGATCCTTGGAAATTAAAGTTTAAACCTGTAATCTCTCCGTTTGAAAGTATGTTAGTAGTTGTATATCCAAATGTTACACCATCACATCCTGATGGACAACAATTATTTTTAATATTTGTAATAGCACTATACATATCATCTATAACTACCCATGCGTTTTGCATGCTTTGAGCTAAATTTGTAGTGCTATTATTCCATCCTGTTATAGAACCATAACTAACTGCATTGTTAGTTAAAGTAATATAAGATCCTGTAATAATAGATTGAGATATAGCACTATTAATTACTGAAGGTAATCCAACAGCATTTTCTAATGCGCAAAATCTAATTTCTAATGCTAATAAAACTGTAGAGACATTTGTTAAAGTTCCTACAGTACTAACACAAGTTGGTACTATTTGTGCTTCTACTACCCCACCATCACATGGAAGAACACATGCTTGTAATTCAGCAATGTCTTGTCCGTGTGAAGCTAACGTAATTTGAGCAGCTTGTATATCTGCAAGATTGAGACATACTTGCTGTGCAGTTTTTTGTGCAAATAAATCTAAGCGTAATTCTGTAACTCTATTACCATTAGCATCATCATATTCTAAACAACCTGGTAAAGTAAGTACTGGCAAATCTGCTTGTACTTGTGTTTTTCTACCATCATCAGATTGTGACGACACTTCATTTTTACAAATTTGTGTAATCATTGCCTGTAAAACAGGAACTAAAGTTGTTGGAGTTATGCCAGGAATGTTAAGACAGGTAAGGTCTAACCCTTCCAAACTTGGATTTGCAATAACACCATTTGTAATTAGATCACAAAGTTCAGTAGCTAATTTTGCAATTACGTCACTTACAGTATCTCCATGGCAAAGATCTATACAAGCAATATCTGGCCCCTGCCAAATAACACAATTGGATGATATATTATCACAACCATTTGTAGTTGTGCTGGAGTTAGTTGGAATCATAAATGCTTTTTTTTCTATAATGTACCTGGTTATTACACTCTATACATATATAATATACAAAAATTTTTAAAACCAAACAAGAAGAAAGGTTTTAAAAATCTTTGAAAAACAATTATGAAAAAAAAGAAGTGTTTGTTATTCTTCTTCTATTGGTGAAATGGCACCGTCTTCTAGACTAATATTAACTTGACCATACTCTTCTTCAAGTGATGTTGTCATAGTTTCCCATTCCAACTTTAATGCAATATGTGCTGTAAGCATAGATTGTTTTGCTACTTCAGCATTACCTAAGTTAAGTAATATATTATTCAACTTTAATTGAAGTTCCTTTAGTTCTTGTAATTGCTTGTCAGCAATTTTATCTACAGGTTTTGCATCTTTTGCTACTTTGCTCATTTTTGATTTTGCCATTGTCTTTGATTTTTTAATTTATACAAATATATGATTAATTATTCTAAAACTAAAAAGGTTTTATAATTTTTTTACCATCACCAAGTTCATTAACTATTATATTTTTCATCTGTTGTACTTGTCTTAAAGATACAAAAGATTGTATGTAACCAATTAAATCTTGTTTTTTCAAATTTTTATAATCAGAAGTTTCTACTTTACTAGTTGGATCATGTTTCGTTTCAATTAGCCCTGAGCATGAAGCAGATTTTTCAACTTTATAATTTTTGCTAATCCCGGTGTATATATAAAAGATTTTAATAATAGTGTTAGATTCTGAAACTTCAATATTTTCAATATCCCAAGAATACTCTATATACTGTATAGGTTTCTCATTAAAAACAGGCTTTATAATAATAGGACCTTTAGCTTTAGTTTTAGGTTTAGGTTTAGTTGTTTTCTTTTTAACTTGCTTTTTGCTAACAGATTTTTTAACCTTATTAGATTTTAAAGTTAAAGTATTTGACTTTTTTACAATTGGTTTTTTCTTAGTATTCATGATATTCTATTTTATATTTTTAAACTTAACAAATGGCATTGTAAATAAACTGGATTCCATCCCACTCTACAACGTATCTTGGTCTACCTGTTGTTTGAGCATAAAAACCAGGTTGTGAAGGTATGGTTCCACCAGAATTATCCCATAACTGAGTAGCACCTTGTAAAGTAGGAGCATCTATGTAATAAGTTTGTTGATTACCAGGATTTGCACAAGCTACAAATGGATCAAATTGATCATAGTATAAAACTATAGGGAATGTAGTTACAGGAGAATAAGTTGAATCATAACCATAAAACTCACTAAATGTAGGGTTTACTGGAAATTGAGGGCTTTGTTGATTTATTGGAGGATACACCATTCCTGAACCGGCAGCATTACCACCATTAATCAAATCACTTATGTATATAGGATCTGTTATAATACCGCTCCCATAAGTACCATAATAACACTCTTGTGCTAATCCTTCTAATGTTAAAGGTCCTGAAGTAGGTACTGCCATTTTATTTATTTAATAAAAGTTTGACCATTTCTTTTAACTCATCTATTTCTTTTTGCTGAGTTTTTACAATTTCAGTTTGTTCTTTAATACCTTCAACTAACAGTGGTACTAATCTATCATATTTAAGAGTTAAATAATCTTCACCTGATGTAGAGAACATATTACCATCCTCATCAAAATCAGTATCAAATGGTGCTGAATGAACAACTTCTGGTAATACTTCTTTTACTTGCTGAGCAGATAAACCTATTTGTTTCTTATTATCTTCAAATCCTTTTTCTTTTGCTAAATCATTATTTGAATAATAGAATGCATCCAACTTAGATATCTTATCTAATGGGGATTCAATACTACCCAGCTTTTCCTTTAATCTTTCATCAGAATAAAATGCAATAATATCTTGTGTACATCTGATTTCTCTAGTAGCATAAACTTGAGAATTATTTACTTCAAATCTTTCAGTACCGCCTGTAACAACTCTCCACTGGTCTGATGCATGAAATCCAAAATAAGTATTTGTGTCACCTGTATGAACTATATTACCAGCTAAAGAAAGAGTATCTACATATTTATCAAATACATTTAAAGGTATATCTGTAAACTGTGCTACGATTGTTTCACCAGATGCTGAAGAATCAGCACCATATAGTAAATAATCATCTGAATCTGGGACTCCCTGTGTTGGGCAACCCATAACCACATTAGAACTAGCAGTAGTATAGTCAAGAGATAGAGTAGGTGAACCTGAAGTTCCTCCACCTTTAATAGCATTACCAGCAACTACGCCAGTTAAAGTTCCTACATTAGTTGTATAACCAGCTCCGTTAGTTAACTGATTATTATTAGTAATAGTACAGTTCAAAGTTACTGAACCTGAACTACCACCACCTGACATTCCGGTACCAGCAGTGACATTTGTAATATCACCTGAATTATTTGTAAATGGTAAAAGACTTATAGATGCTTTAACAGCATTATTTGAACCATTGCTAACTAATATGTTATCTGATGTAGATAAAGTTCCAGTTGCAGAAGTTGGTGAATCTAAAATAATGTTATCAGATCCTACATAATCTACATTTAGTGTTACTGCACCACTTGTGCCACCCCCAGTTAATCCATCGCCAGCAGTTACTGCTGTAATGTCTCCAGCACCAGTTGCACCTGTAGTTACACTAGTTATTCTACCATATGCATCAACTACTATATTATCTATCTTTGTGCTGTTGGATGTAGAGCCATATGTTCCAGCTCCAACTCCTCCAGTTGCCATATTTATTGTTACACTTCCTGATGAACCACCTCCAGTAAGATTTGTACCAGCAGTTACTGCTGTTATATCACCAACATTGGATGTAAATGGTAAATCTTGAATTTGACAATAACCAACTCTTGACGGGTTTATTCCCGTGTCACTAACCATCAAAAAGTTTTCTGGATTTTGAGCTCCAGTAAAATTAAAACCTGAAAATAATACATTTGTGGCTACACTATCATATTCTACTTCTAATGTTCCACTAGATGTTATAGTACCTCCATCTAAACCTCCTCCTGTTGCAACAGAAGTCACTGTACCCGTACTAGAGCTTGTACCTGCTCCAATTAAAGTCCTTACTTCAGAAGCACTAATACCTGAATTTAATGTTGGTGTTGTACCATTGCTTAATATTGCAGGTGTACCTGTATCATTAACGACACCTAAGTTACTTCTTGCACCAGATGCTGTGCTTGAACCAGTACCACCGTTAGCAACTGATAAGTCTGTTCCAGACCAGTCACCATTATTAATTGATAATGTACCTCCAAGGGTTATTGTACCTGTAGATGTTATCGTACCTCCAGTTAACGTTAATCCATTTACACTACCTGATGTAGCAACAGATGTAACACCAGCACTTGAACTTGTCCCTGCACCTATTAAAGTTCTAACTTCAGCAGCTGAAATACCACTATTTAAACTAGGTGTAGTACCATTTGATAATATAGCTGGAACACCTGTGTCACCAACTACAGTACAATTTAATGTAACAGAACCACTTGTTCCACCACCAGACATCCCTGTACCAGCTACTACTGCTGTTATGTCTCCTTGTGGTATGCTTGGAAAAGATGTAATATCACCTTGACCATTAATGTAATCAGTAGAGCCACCTGCCCATAAAAAAGCTAAAGTACCACTACTAGTAATAGGAGTTCCACTTAAAGTTAATCCATCACCATCAATAGAAGCTGCAACAGATGTAACTGTACCTGTTGATGAACTTGTACCTGCACCAATTAGAGTTCTTACCTCTGCCGCAGATATACCTGAATTTAAAGATGGTGTACTTCCATTTGAAAGAATTGCTGGTGTTCCAGTATCATTAACAACTCCCAAGTTAGTTCTAGCCTGTGAAGCTGTACTAGCTCCTGTACCACCATTGGCAATTGATAAATCAGTCCCTGACCAATCACTATTGCTAATTGCAAGTGTACCACCTAATGTTATAGTACCAGTTGATGTAATTGTTCCACCCGTTAATGTTAAACCATTTACTGATCCTGATGTAGCAACACTTGTTACGCCAGAAGAACTTGATGTTCCAGCTCCAATTAAAGATCTAACTTCAGCCGCAGTTACTCCACTAGCTAATGTAGGTGTACCACCTCCACTAAATATACCAGGTTCTGCAAAAGTAGTGTATCCCTCACCATTTGTTAATTGGTTATTGTTAGTAATAGTATTGTTTAATGTTACACTACCTGAAGTACCTCCTCCACTTAGTCCTGTTCCTGCCACTACTGCTGTTATATCCCCTTGTGGCACACCAGCAACAGCATTATCTACATAAGTTTTATTAGCTGCATCTGTTCCAGATGAAACTGTATCAACACCTTGTATTCTACCGGTGCCTCCTAATGTAATATCTCCACCAGATACTATTAAGTCATTATTAATTGATAAATCATCAGCAATATTTACACCTGCTCCTGCAACGTCATTTATAATAGCTCCTCTAAAAACAGCTGTGTTCTGTACATATATTGATGTTCCACTGGCACTTGCATATAAATAATTACTTGGTATTACAACTTCACCTGAGTTTTGTACTGTTAAAGCACTAGCTCCATCACTACCTCTATTTACAACAAAAGCATTACCAGTAGATCCAGTAGTACCTCCAATTTCTAAATTATTAGTAAATGTTTTAGCTCCTGCTATGCTTTGTGAACCTGTAGTTCTTACTACTGTACTGTCTAATTGAATAGTTCCTGATCCTGTTATTGTACCACCTGTAATACCGTTTGTAGTAGCTATAGAAGTAACACCTGAGCTTGTAACATATCTACCATCAAGATCAACTGTTAGCGCACTAAGACCTGAACGGTTTAATGTTAATATTCCATTTGTAGTATTAAAACTTACAGAACTAACGTAATTATTTGTTGTTGTATCTGTAGCATTAATTGTAATAGTATCACCACTTCTAACTGTGCTAACATTACTACCACCTGCTATAGTAATAGAATCATTATTGCTATTAGCAGTTGCTGTTCCACCGGAATCAGCCACTACATTTTTATAAATTGCCTGGGAAGAACCTTTATCAGAATTTGATAAAGTAATTGTTCCTGAAGATGTAACTGTACCTGTGCCAGATAAACCACTTGATCCAGTTACTGTTACAGATGTCACACTTCCGCTTCCTGTTCCAGCTCCAATATCTGATCTCAATTGTGTACCTGTACGAAACTTAACTAGACCGCCATCAGATACTAAAAATGCATTTGTGTTAGATGCAGCATTTACTAATGTATCTACCTCAATTGATCCTGTAACTTCTAAGTCATTTAATATCTTTGCCATCCTAATTTATAAATGTGTAAATATAATACATTTTAAAAAAAGGGGAATCTTAAATATCAAAATTCAAAATTCCCCTTTAAATTTTAATTATTATTAATCAACCAATATAATATTTACACGTATTGTACCTGCAGTTATTGTATTTGATGCTGTAAAAGTAACATCTCCACTAGTAGTATTTGCGTTAACATCTAAAAATACTTGATCAAAAGTATCAACATCATATGTTTGTATAATGTAAGGTCCAGTAGCTAACAAGTGAGTACCTAAATCAATAACCCAACTAGACGCATCTGTTGTAGGCCATGTGCCTGTATATGATCTTTTAGATTGAGCACTTTTTAATGTTGCTGGAGTTACATATCTAAATGTATCTGTTCCTGCGTCAACCTCAGCTTGTGTTGCTATCTCTGTAACACCAACTGATCCTGTTGCAGCATTAGGTAATGTTCTTTTACTCATTGATGTAATAACACCATCAGTAACATTAATCTGATCAACTACATCTACACCACTTGTATCAAGATCTGTATCAGTACCAATAATCTTGTTAAATGTACTTGCTAACTGAGCATCACTAATTCCGCCTGCTTTAACAGTAATGAATCCATTTGCTGTACCAGCAAAAGTTGCACTACTAAATCCAGCAACACCTTTTTCAGTTGCTCCATCTGTAGCACCTACACCTGCAATGTTAGCATCTGAAATAACAACAGTGTAATCTCCAATCACTGGACTTGACCCAGCTGCAATTGTTCCATTAGCAAATATCAAATCTCCAACCTCTACAGTTTCTGTAAAGAATGTACCATCAACAGTAACTACATAGAAATCACCTTGTACTAAAGCAACGTTACTTGCTCCTGTCAATGCAGGAGAGTTTGTTGTTGCGTTATAACCTCCTTGGAATACACCAACACCGGCTGCTATTGCTTGTACTTGTGCTAAATTAACACCATCTGTACCTGCAGTACCTGTTGCAACACTAGTCAATTTTTGTGAACCTATAGATAAATCCGCAATAGGTGCTCCTAATACATTTAATGGAATATCTAACAATGGTGCTTTAACAACCACGCCAGATGCACTATCATCTGCTAACAAAATTTTATCATCAGCTTCAGCATTACCGCTCATTCCAGCTGCTGAATCAACAACACCAGTTGCAGAATAATCAACTTCTACATTAGGAACTGTCGTTGCTGTACCTGTTACTTTAGCCCCATTAGATGCAGTAACACTAGTTACTGTACCACTTGTAAAAGTACCTAAAGATAAATCTCCTAATATTACTTGAGAAGATGTTCCTGCACCTGCAATGTTAATATCACCAGATGTTGTAACTGGAGAACCTGTAATTGCTAATGCTGTACCTGTTTCAGTAATACCAATACTTGTTACTGTTCCACCTGCATTAGCATCTGTAGCCCAAGATGGAATACCACCCGCTACTTTTAATACTTGCCCTGCTGTTCCAATTCCTAATTTAGATAACGCACCTGTTCCTGATGCATATAGTATATCACCTACTGTGTAACTTGATTGTCCGGTACCACCATTTGCAGCAGCTAATGTACCAGCTAACGTTATTGTACCTGAAGCAGTAACTGGCCCACCTGAAGTAGTTAATCCAGTTGTTCCACCACTTACATCAATAGAAGTTACAGTACCACCACCAATTGCAGCAGTAATCTGTGAAATATTTACATATTTAGCATTGCTGTCACTAGAATCAGAAACAAGTATTCTATCTCCTGCTACTACGGATATTCCTGTACCATCAGACGCAGCTAATACTACGTTATCTGCACCTACATAATCTACAGATATTGTACCAGTTGCTGTGATAGCACCACCTGTTAAACCAGCTCCAGAATCTACAGAAGTTACTGTACCGTCTTTACCAAAACCTGGCATATTAGATATAAGTGATTTTCTTAATGTATTTGAATCACTTACATCTGAAAACCATACATAATCAGCTCCTACTGGATCTGCTGCAACTAATACTTCAATTGCGTTATCTGTACCTACAGTATCAATATTAACTGTTGGGGTAACTGTAGATGTTCCTGTTATAGTAATTCCTGTTCCACCTGATACATCTGTAACTGTACCAACTGCAGAGTCAGTTCCTGTAACTGTAAGTGTATTACCACTCCTTGTTACTCCTACTGTACCAGCACCAACTACTAATACATCATCATTGGTTCCATCTGAACCTGCAAGTCTTACACCTGCTGTTCCATTTGATGAACCAACACCTGATAAATCATAAGTAGTGTTTGTATCTACAGCAGTAGATAAAGGCACCCAAGCAGTTCCGTTATAAAATTTTAATACATTTGCACCCGTATTGTAATATATTCTACCAAGTGATCCAGTGGGATCAGAGGCAAGGTTGTCAATACGAACCTCCTTAATTTGATTTGAGTTTAAATCAATGTTTCCATCAATGTCTAAACCCACTAAATACTTAATTGCCATTGTTTATCTTTTTTTTTTATTGTTTATTATTTTGAATTTAAAAATGCACAACCCGCAAACGGATTGTTAAATGTTACTGTTATTATATTTGAGGTTGTGTAATCTACATCTCCCACTACTATTTCATTGTTTACATCAACTATTGTTATAGAAGGAAACTTACCTAAATTATGTGTTATGACCCAGGTAGATAAAGCAGACTCAAAACATTGAGTATATGTTGCTGCTGAACTTCTTAAAGAACATATATCTTCTATTGTACATACATTAGATGGATTAGGAGGACAATCCATGCTTGCTTCTTTATTTATTGGTGCTAAAGGTTTTACAAACTCTCCTGCTTTTTCAATACATAAGATTGTTTTATGTGATTTAGCATATCTCCAATCAGAAAGTGCTTTATTAATAACAGCATCTTCATAGTCACTATAGCAACAAGGTGTTATTCCAAATTTTATTTCTCTAAAAACAACATACACTTGCTGAGCAAAATTTTGTTCAATGTTAATTTTTTCAATAATACATTGATCTTCTTGATAAGCTGTGTTTGATGTTTTTACTATACTCATTTTATTTGTTTCTTAAATTTTTAATTTGATCTGCAGCTAACTGCAAATTCAAATCTTGTTTAGGTGCTTGTTCACTTTGATTAGATAGTTTTTTATTATTCCACTCATTCTGACATGTTTTGTGAATAGTTACTCCATCTACAGTCATCTTTTGACATCCACAACTAAATCCTTTATTACAATTAGCACAGTTCATATTACTCTATTGGTTTAAGCTTTATTATCAACAATGTCCCGTTGGACAATTTATTTTATTTAATCTTTGTTTAGCATAATTATATAATTGCATTGCCTGAGCAGATGAAGAACAGTATTCAGCATTTGCTACAGCAGCATCAATTAAAGTTCTAATAAAACCCATCTCATCTAATAAGGCTTGTTTCTTAGCTTCCGGTTGGCAAGCTTGAATATTTAAACCACATAGTACATCATAGTACTTTTTAAGTAAACTTGTTACTCTTAAATGGTTATATTCAACATATACTTTTGAATTAGGTGATACACTATATCTTATAATATAAATACCATCAGGTATATTTTGTTGAGTTTTTCCGCAATCTGTTTTTTGAGATCCTAACGCACATGCAGTTAAACAAAAATCAAAGTTTTTATCAACTTTAATTAATACAGGAACTGAGTATCCTGGTAAAGTAATTAATAATTCTTCACAATCTACATCTAACTCTGAAGCATATTGACTTGTATCTTTAATACACAATAACCCACAGTTTGAAACAGTGGGTATTTCTAAACTTAGTATATGTTTATCTGCCATTTTATATTACTTTATCACACTATATAGATAATATACAAAAAAATACAGAGAATATAAAATAAAAAGAGCAGGAGTTTTTTATTTCTCCTGCTCTAATTAAGATTATATAATGCTAGATTATATGTTTACCATACTGGATTTGTTTCAATAGCAATTTTATTGCCGTTGTCACTTGCCCATGCAGCCAAACCTTCAAATAGATCATCTAACTCACCTTGTGCACCAGCATCAGAACACTTTACATATACTTTGTATACATATTGATCATTATCAAATACACCAGTTGGATTGTTAAATCTTGGCACAGTGTGTTGAATATAATATGCTCTGTAAGTTTCAGTTCTATCTACAGCAGCAAGAAGTTCATCAGACATTTCAATTTCTCTGATTCTAGCACTGTCTCTGTTTCCTTGATTGTAAGGAGACTGACGGTATCTTTCAGATAAAATTAATTCTCTAATTACTTGCTCACCTTGAGTTTGTTGCATTTGACCAGCAGTTCTTGCAGCAGTACCACAATCATTACATGGATCTCCAGTTTCATCTAAGATACTTGCAATAATCTCTACAGGCTCTTTGCCATAAAAGTCTCTTGTATCAAAAGAACAGTTTCCAAATTCAGTGCTAACATAAGCTCCAACAAAATGAACAACTGCATCTACAGTAGCTGCAGCAGCGTTAGGAGTTGTTGAAGGAACATAATTTCCTGCAGCAGCAAGACCTTGCGCTTGAGCAATTGAATAAATATTTGAAACAACCTGTCCAGCAGCATCGGTTACATTTACTACAACACCACCTTCAGTTACAGCAGTAACAGTTAATGTTGCATCACCGCCACCACCAGAAACTGTTAATACATCACCAACAGCATAACCTGAACCTTGTGAAGCAAAGCTATAAGTAGCAATTGCACCACCTGCAACAGTTAAAATGTTAATTAATGCACCAGATCCTACAGAAGGAGAAGCAACAGTAGTAGCAACTCCGTCAGCAACAGCATAACCTGTACCACCAACTAAAGTAGCAGTTAAAACACCATCTAAATCAGCTTCTTTTGTAAAAGGAGTGATTAGTGGATTACCAGCGTCATATCCAACAGCATCTTTTGCTAACATGTTTCCAACAACTTGTGCAGCTTCAGTAGCTAACACTAATGCAGGATCCAAAAATTCTTGTCCATCAATACAGCAAAGATTTGCAGAATCACCAATTGCATAAGCATTGTGATTTAAAAAACGTAATGCTGGAGAACCTTTAACATCCATTCTCATGAATTGTGTAGTTCCACATGGAGTACATTCAGCACCTAATGCTAAAGAAGCAGTTGCTTGAGTAGCCTCAATACAGTTTGTTTTCCAAAGTCTAGTAATATACTTCGGGTTGATACCTTTAGATTTTACTGATTCTTTGTAACCACCATGACCAGGATTGTTTCCAATACTGTCTTTAGTGTAAAATGATCCTTGCACTACATATGCAAGATCTCCTGTTCCAATTGCTGGAACAGCAGCTCCACCTGGTAATGCAACTGATTCCCAGTCTGCACCATCCACTAGAGCTAGTTGCCCTGCAGTGAGAGCACTTGTTGCAGTACCAGCCGCTCTCAGCGTGCTGTCTGCAATAAACGTTTTGTTAAACGCATGATTAAAATAAGCCATAATTTTTAATTTTTAATTAGATATATATATTTGTACTTCATTGTACATTAATAATATAAGCAATTATTGTTACTTAATCAAATTAAGATAAGAAAATCAACTTATATTTTGCAGTATTAATAGAATCCTTAACAAGATCAAGATTATTTATTATTTCTGAATAAGGCATAACTGCTTGTAATTGGTTTACTTCTTCAGTTAAATTTCTAAGATATTGAACTGCACCATCAACACCACTTAAACTTACAGGAGCTTTATCAGGATAGTTTAATATCTTTTCACAAGCACCTTGCATACCCTCAGCAATTGTATCTGCTAATTCTGGTAAAGCATCATAAATTTCATTTAATGCTTTATGCTGAGCATATGAACCATCTCCTGTTACAGATAAATGAAGTTTATGAAAACTAGTGGCAGCATTCATTAATTCAACCACTAATTCAGCAGTCTGATCATGAAGGGAACTGCTAAGTCTTCCTATTCCTTTAGACTTTTTATCACCATCTTTTTTTAATGATCTATATTCCATAATAATTAGTTATTACGTTCAGCAGCAGCTTGACCTCTTTGTTGTTGATATATATTTTCTATATCTCCTGCAATCAATGATGCTGTATCATCTAACATAAGTTCTGTTACATCATCTTTAAATTCACATTCAATATTTACTGTACTTGTTACTCCTGTATATGGATCAGTACATCCTAATACTTCAATATATACTGGTTTTCTGTAGTAAGTTAAAACTGGATTTACAATATTAAAATCTGTATTTCTATAAATTCTTATTGTATTATTCTGCATTGTGCAGAAAGTTTCACCCCATTCAAAATCAGGATTTTTTAAAGGATCTCTTAACAATAAAGGAACATTTGCTACTTCAGATAAATATACTGTCATAGATCTTGGATCTGTACAGCATTCTGAGGTAGCATCAGTGCCAACTCTTTTATATTCTAAATACTCATCTACTGGAAAATTATTTGATTCAAAATATGTATCTGTAATAGTTCCAGTTAAAGAAAGCTCTATTAATAAAGGTTGTAAATCATCTATTCTTTTTTTAGATAACTCATCTCCTTCTTTATACATGTTTCCCCCATGCAGATTTCTTCTACACCACTCTAATTGAACCTTGTTAAAAGCTTCTACAAATTGCCAACATTCTATATTGTCATAATCTTGACTGTCTAGTTTGTTAAGCCTTTGTTTTAATTTTAGTAAAAGAGTGTCATTGTTCATTTTCTATATTTTTATGAATTCCAATATGGTTCAACCTTTTCTAAAAGTGACATTAAGGATTCTTCATTTTCTGGATTTTGTAAGAACGTTAAACATTCTGATGGGGTTTTACCAAACTTAACACCACTGTCAATTGGTTCAATCCATCCACCTGCTTTTGTTGTAATAAATCTATAATAAAGGCCATCTTTTATAAGTGCTCTTATTTTTAATTCTTCCATAGATAATCCAGAAGCTTCTAAGAATTGAGATGCTGCTCTTTTTTTAGATGACTCTGCTCCAAAACCGTTAATGTATGTGTCCATATTTTCATATAATACATCATTAGGTGTAGCTTTAACATACTGCACACTATCTATATCACATATTTTAGCAACATACATTAGTTTAGTAACGTTAGAGTCATACATATTCTGTAAAGCAACTAATGCTTTATTTTTCAATTTACTCAACTCTGTTCTAGTTGATAATGATTCTTGTGCAGTATCTAAATAAAATTTAGGAGAATTATTCATTGCTCTTGCTTCTCTTAATGATCCTGCAACTATTGAAAAACCTCCTGCATTAATAGCATGTAACTTTATAAGATCATACGGATCTTTCATAGGATCTAAAAATACTGGTTCATTACCACATCTTAAACTGATTTTATCCCAAAATTTAGAGTTATCAGGCTTCATTACTGTTAACTTATTCCAGAAATCTTTATCTTCCGGGTCAACTACATTAGCTGCTAGTTCTGCCTCTAATTGAGCAACTACTTGTCTTATTTCTTTAATCTTTGCTATTTTTTTATCCTTTGGTAATAATTTTACTTCAGGTGCAAATTCATTAAGTCCAGTTACATATCTTTTAACACCATTCATTTCTAAACAGGCTAAAGATTCTTCATGAAATACTCCATCATGGAGTGAGAGACCATACTGTTCTAACCCCATATTTTCTTTAGTTGGATTAAAGAAAGGACGTATAGCAATAGTCTGATCTTTACTTTGTTGATACTTTTCTACAATTGTGTAATCATTCATCTTTTTTTTGGTTTATTAATTAATAACTATTTTAAGTCAAAGGTACATATTTATGTACATTTATTATTACTAATTTCTAAAGCAAGGTATTACGCTTGCTAAAGTTTTTTGACTTTTATTATACTACCACCTTTAAATCTCCACTGGAATGATATAGATCACCTTTGACTAAACCTGCTGCAACGGCTGCAGCATTATTTGCATAGTCTTTGACTAATATATCTTTACCAACGGCTTTAGAAGCAATAATTTTAGAAACACTTAAATTAGTGAATTCAGTAGTTTTATTTGCTTTTTTTATATCTAGTCCCATGATTATTTGTTTTAAAGATTAAAAAAAAAGGGAGGAGGTTTAACTCCCCCCCTTTAATTATTAGTTCTAGAATGATCCTCCTGTAACAGGGTTTCTCATTACAATTTTAAGAACTTTAGTTGGATCTTTTACCCAAATAGCTGGCATAGTTTGAGACATCATTACACGGTAACCATTAAAGTTTCCTGTAGATGCAAACCCTTGAGTTCTTCCCATGTAGTCCATAGTACCATTTTGGTAGAACCACTTGAGTTGATTATCCCAAGAAAGTTTCAACAAGTGAATGTTGTCATTTCCTTCATCTGTAACATCAAAAATGATAAAGCTATAAGAACTTAAAGGTCTTCCATCAATCAATGGATTCTCAATATCATTTGTATTTAAGTTATCAAATGCTGGGTTAAGTACAAACTTAACATTAGCAAGGAAAGGAATAGTAAAGCTTGTGTAAGCAAAACCATAATCTAAATCCATACCTTTACCTGTTACCGCACCAATATCACTAGCATTTTGAACTAAACCAGAACCATATACTTCATCAGCAATAGCTTTGTTAATTAGTTGCATACCTGCAATACCTGTTTGAACAACAAGTGATCTTTGTGGGTCTGGCCCTTTAAATTCAACTTTACCTTGATAGAAGTTGTAAAGCTCAGACTTAAACATGTCAAGAGTAAATGAGGACTTGTTATATACTCTTTTGAAAGAGTTATCTAACTGAGACCAAAGACCAACAGACAATCTAATATCATCTGGTCCGTCTTGTTTTACTCTACCACCTTTACCCCACATTAGGTAAGTTTCAATATCCGTAGCAATTTTAGATAAGTGAGCTGCTTCCATATTAGTAATGAAAGTTCTAGTAAGAGTACCATTTTCAAATGCTTCTCTTGCACCAGCTTTACCCATATTAGCAATCAGACCCTCAATAGAAGGAACTGAAGGATTGTTAGAGTCTGTATCAAAGTTTCTCCATATTTCAGTTACTGGTACAGTACCATCAGCATTCAAGCCACCTTTGATCATAAGATCAGCACGGCTAGAAATAGAATAATGTACATGTGCTTCTGCTCCCCCTACGAAATTGTAGAATTCACGGAAACCAGAACCTGTTTCAATGTCAGAGAATCTTTCTCCATACTCACCTCTTGCAGAACCTTTTCTGAAGAATTTAGTACCTTTAGCTAAATACTTGTTATCCAAGATAGCTGCATTGTTGTTGTTTACCAATTGAACTGTGTAGATAAAACCGTCACCTGCAGGGATAATATCATCTGCTGTAATGTAAAGTTCTAATCCATTGTACTTGTCATAAGTAATAATATCACCATGACCAAAAGTTCTTTTGGAAATTTTAATTTTAAAGGTTGTACCATCTACACCTTTGTTTGTGTTTGCCGCTTCAATGTCTGCCACAATGTATGGAAGATCTTGAGCAATTGGAGTTTGCCATTTGTACTCACCACGTGCGTTGTCCACCATGATTGTGTTCTTTCCACCGAATGAAGCCATCTGATACAAAGGCATTTCTACCTTCTGGGTCATTGCCCAAAGATCTACTGGTCCCATGTCCATAGGCTCAGCGTTACCAAGCATCTGGGTTAGGTGATAAGAATCAACATGAGAACTAGCTTTGTAGCTTGTATCTCTTAGGAAAATTCCATTATTTAATACTGGAGTTGCCATAATTTTTACTTGTTTTTAATTGTTATTATTTATTTATTTATTTGTGATTATTAAATCCTTTTGAAAATGTTGTTGGTTCTTGGTAGCTTTCTACCACTTGACTTTCTTTTAGTTTCTTCCTTCTCTTGTATACCTAGAGAATTAGATCCGCCTGCATTTGCCTGTTCAGTTTTTAATTTTCTAACTGTTTTCTCAACACTTTTTTGAGCTCCTTTATCCATGATTTTTGACTTGTATCCTTCTGGATCTTGCAATAACCATAAAGCTTCAGAAATCAAATTATAGTTAGGTTCAACAAATTGATACTTTTCTAATAAGTGTCCAAGTAAATTTGTATTTTTCCCACTAACTGAAGGATAACTTGGTTGAACTAAACCATTATACAACATTGCTTGTGTTCTTTTATCTATCTTAATGTCACCTAAGTTACCGTCTTTTAATGTTTCATATACATTAGACATGTACGTTTTAGATGCCTGCTCTTGTTGCTTTCTTTTAAGATCTTGTTCTTCAATCTTTTTTGCAACAACTTTTTCTTGCATTTTATCTAACTTAGGTTTAAACTTTGAAGCTTGTTGTTCAAGTTTTCCTAAATCTTTCCATATCTCAATTTCTTCAGAGATTTCTTCTTGTGTGCCATATCCTGTAGCACCTAAATATTCTCTGATAATTGTTTCCTGCCCTGATTCAGATTTAATATCTAAAGTCCTAGTTTCTTCTACCTGAGCTAAAGTTGAAAACAAACCTTTTAAATCTTGTCCTCCATCTGCTACATATCTAGCCGCAACTTGTAGCTCTTCTGGTAAACTTGCAAAAAATTGCTTTGGAGTTTCACGTCTTGCTTGATTAGCCTTCTCTTCTAAGTTAGCCTCAATAAGTTCCTCCCAATCTTTAGCTGTATAATCTGCTAATTCCTTATCATCATCAAAAGGAACTATTTTATCAGCCTTTATAAGTTTGTTAAATACATCACTTATTCCGGATATAGATTTTCTACCTCTTGTTTCCCTTTTTTCTTCTTCAGCATCTTCAACCTCATCTGTTAAAGAATCCATAATGTCATCTGTGTCTTTTTTAGACATCTGAGCATCATCTGTTTCAACAGGCTTTGCTGCTTCAACTTCTTCAACTTGTTCAGTTGTTTTTTCTTCTTCTTTTGATTTAGCTGATAAATCATCTACACCATCCTCATCAGGATCAGCAAATGAAAAGTCTGCTTTTGGTTTTCCTGTAAAAATATTTGGTTTGCTTTTTTCTTCTGCGGGTAATGTAACATCATCAGCTCCAGGAGATCCGTTAAAGATCTCATCTAAGTTAATGTCTAATGTTTCTACGTTACTTTTCACAGTGTTTTCTTTTGTATCCATATCTTGTTGGTTTTAATATTTAATACTTATATATATAATATACAAAAACTTTAATCGGTTATAAAGTAATAAACTTATATAATTTGTAATAACAGTAAAGTTTTTTGCAGTATATAGCTAACAGTAATTATTTATCTTCTTTCTTTTTTGAAGAAGGGTTATCATATTTGTTTTTATTTTCTCTAGCAATTGCTAATTTAGTGTCTGCAATTGCTCTATCTGCAGCAATTTTTTCTCTTTCTACTTCTAGTCTACTTTTTTCAAGAGAGCCTTTGCTATTCATTTCTTCACGTTTAAGATTTGCTTGCTCTTGATATCTAGTTGAATCTCTAATATCTTTCATTGCATCTTGGTAATCAGATACTTGATTTTGATTGATATCAGCCATAGAACCGTATCCTGCAGCTCTTATTTCAGCAATGGTTAAATCATTTTGTCTATCCTTATCATTTTCTTGCATTTCAGCTTGCAACTTCATTTGCTCTTCTTGAGCCTTAGCTTGAAGTTGTTCTTCTTGCATTTGACGTTGCTGTTGCATTTCTTGCTGTCTTTGTTCTTGCATTCTAGTTTCAGAATCTTTTAAGATATCTGTTACTTCAGCAATTGAATCAGCTTTAACAATATTACCTAATTCAAAAATAGAGGCTCCAGTAGTGTTGTTAGTCAAAGCCATTTGCTTTAACTGTTCTAAGACTTGTCTATGATTTGTTTTAGTTGTTGCAAAAACATTAAAATCTCTTAACAATAAATCAGTACCGTTAATTGTAAAGTTTACTTTTTGTGCTTCTGTTGATATATAAGACAACCTTACACTTGGGTTTGTGCTATAATAATATTGTGCTAAATCAGTTCTCATCTGATGTACTCTAGGCATTAAATGATCTGAATGCTGTACAAAATAAATCTCTGTTTGAGCATAAGACTGTTGCATAGCATTAACTACCCCTGTAGCTGTTTGAGCTGATACAGCCCCTCCTAAACGTTGAGGATTAATTCCTATTGCATCAAAACATTGTTGTTTAAAGTAATTTGCAAGTTGAATTCTAGACATCAACCTACCTGTTTGCTCCATATTAAGAGTCTGATAATGATTGAAATTTGTAGCATTTTCAGTATTAGTAATTGATGTATCTAGAGGTAGCATTTGAAAATCTTTCATTGCTACAAATGCTTTTGCATAATTATTTTTACCCCAATCTTCTCCCATTGAATGACGTGGTAAAGCATTTTGATCAAACATTATCACTGTTCCTAACTCATCTATCAGGATATCTGCAATTTGATTATTAACCATGTTATAACCAACTTGATATGCTTTCATTAAATCTACAAGTGAGGTAGATCTTGTATTTCTATCAGAAAAAACTCTACCTTCTACAGGAAGTTTACACCCATAAAGTGAATTATTACCTTTGAATTGGAATGGTAATCTTCCAGGTTTAGTTCTATTAACACCTAAATATATAGGATTTACATTATCATCCATTGTAGTTCTCCACATGGCAGGAACATTAGGACCAACTTTTACACCACCCCAAACTTCATTTATCCAAATCCAATCTACATGCTCTCCTTGTAATAAAGTCTCTTTGCTTTTATTTTTAAAAATAGATGTATCATAAACAGGTTTTTCAGATATCTTATATGTTTCATCAATAATCTCCTGAGTTACCTCACCATCAAATTCTATCTTAGTTAAGTGTCCAACTTTTCTTTGAGTTTTCCAGTATATAGTAGAAACTCTCATTAAGTTGCTATCACCAAAGCCTTCTAAATCTTCACTTTGAGAAAGTATTTGGGTAACAATATCTCCACCACGTTCTGGATCAGCCATGTAATTACTTGCATATTGTCTATATGCTAGACCGGGAGCATTAGTGTTCCACTCATGAGATCTAGTTGCATCATAATATGCTCCATCATTCTGATACCCATTAACTTGATATTGAGCTGATCTTGCTGGATATATTTTTTGAAGAGATTGTAATTGCTTCTGATTCATTAAGTAGCCATACTTATCTACTACATCAGATACAGTCATCAAATCAATTTTTCCAACATAGTTAGAATCTGAAATATATCTTTGATCTGGGGATTTTTGATAAAAAGTTAATACGGGATTCCATAATTCAATATCATAATCATCTTCTAACATTTTAAAATGCCAAAACTCTCTATCTGCAATAAGGCTATCTCTAAATGCTCTTTCTTCTAATTCTTGCATTCTGAATCTTTCTTCATCAACATTCAACTGATGAGATGCCCATTCTTCAACCATACTTCTGTATGACTTACTAAAAAAATCTTCTATTTCAGGAAGTGATTTAAGACCTTCTGGTGATAACTTTTGCTGAGCTTCTTCAGATGCTGGGTCCATACCCATCTCAAGCATTGTTGCTACAAGATTTGATTCTGCCTCAGCTAATAATGACTCTTCAATTTGCATCTTCTTCTGTTCTAACATTTCATTATATGATTTGTCATCAACAGCTCTAAATTGAACTTTGTTATATCTCTTAGAAAACTCTCCGCTTAATACATTAATTACATTGGGTACAATTGGATAAAACTTTAGTTCTAATGCTGAATCATTTTCAGCTGTTAAAACGTCCATCATTTCCTTATAGTCATTGTCTGGTTCAACAATGTAATCACTCTTATCAATAATACCTTTAGCTAACTTATAATTTTTTAATAACCTTCTTGCATTAATTCTTAAAAACTCTACACCTTGTAATTCAAGCCAATCTAAATTCCATGCAGCCCAATCATCAGTCTTCTCCTTAGATGGTAAAAACTGAACTGGCTGAGTTAAACTAGAAAACGTAGATACGCCATCAGCTTTAGCTCCATTTTTTAACTGCATTGCATTTAATACTCTCATTCTAGATATTTTTAATTAGTCTACTTATAATTTTTAAATCCAGATCTACTAGGTCTATTGGTATTTCTTGATCTATTACGCCCTATATTTTTAAACGGACTATACTTTAATTTACTGAAATTATCTGACTTTACCAAAGAATTATCTTCTGATTCTTGCCGCTTAGAGTAGCCTCTATTTGATTGTTGAATTTTTGCAAAAGCTATTAAAGCTCCAAAAGCAACTAACCTATCTACGTTCAATCCAGGATAATAAGCCAACATTTCTTTAATTAACATTGGATCTGGTATTCTTTCTACACCTAAAGTCTGATTAATGACAACACCATTTACATCTGTTTCTTCATCTATAACCTCTCTTAAAAATTCTATAGCATAAGATATTAAATGACTTTTAAATAAAGTACCTGTATTTTTCCAACCATATTCTTGATATACCGTTCTATTAGATCCAAGATCTTTTAAAAATAATATCTGTTGTTTAGGTACTAAATATCTCTGTTTCTTTCTGGCAATCATATGCTGAATAAAAAGAGAAATGTTATTTTCTACAACTGTCCAAGCATTATACCATTCAATGATTAACTCTAATCTTTCATGAGTTTTATTTATATCATCAAATCTACCACACCAAGCAGCTACTATTTTATCTTTTTCTAAAAACTGCTCTACATCTCCTGCTGCTGTAGTTCTTGTTACTTCTGCAGCATTTTTATAAACAAATATGCTACACAAAGAATCTGATGTTGTTGTCTTCCCTTCTGAAACAGGGTCAATAGAAGCATAATAAGCACCAAACTCTGGATTTTTTACAGGTCTTTCCCAAACAACTATAGTACCTGTTTTGTCTGTTTGTTTTTTATCTACAGGAAATCTAGTTATTGGTAATTTATTTGTCCTCTTTGCAAAGATCCCTTTTTCATTTCTATCTAATTCAATAAGTTCATAAGGGTATTCTTTTTCTTCAATTCTTTTTTGTTGTCTGCTTAAAATACCTTGTGGAAATATTGATGCTTTTCTATATGCAAATGCTTCTGCAATATTCAAAGGTTTTTGAGATATTCTTAATTGAAACTGTTCTCCATTTAATTCATTCTTCCAACGTGCCCTTTCTAAAGTAATTGCTTCTATAGCTTCTTCTACTAAAGAGTTACCATAGTCATCAATATAAGGGGGCATAGACCACTGTTCAGGAATAAATAGTCCAGCCATACCAACTGTACCATCAGCGTCTATTAAATCCGTTTCTATAGAATATATATCATTTGATTTAGGATTTATAATCATTTCCTTTAATGGATTACATTGCTCCAAGTCACCCACCGATCCAGCTGCTATAAACATACCTGTAGTCATCATACCAGATGACATTGCAGGACGTAAATACTCATATGTCTCTGACATCTTGGGTGCAATCCCAGCCTCTTCATGAAAAAAGTATGTACAAGGTCCACCTACTCCTGTAGTAGCATTTTTTTCAAATGATCCCCCTTGTATTTTTGATTTAAGACCTCTGGCAGTTTTTCTATTTCCAACTTTTACTTCAATCTGTTGCTGCCACAATAAAACCTTTTCAGGATTACTTGGTCTATACCATGCAGTATGCTCATTAAGAAATATTTTATATTCATCTAAAAATTTCCATGATCCTTTATCATTTATAAAATCTTTAAGAGATGCCCCAACTTTACAAATGCTTCCCTCTTCAAACCAATACTGATTTATAATCTTACCCATGTGAAAATAAGATGATGCTATTTGACGTTTTTTAAGTATTGCTGAATGTTTATTATTTAATTCAGCTAATAGCTCATAAAGAGCCATATGATATTGTGCATCTCTTACTTTAGCAAACCCGTATTTTTTTTCTTCTTTATCAAAGATTGGCAAAAAATTTAACCACATATAATAATCTCTTGATAAATACCAAGACTTATCATCATTCTTATAAATTACACCTACTCTACATTTATTTTTTTGATCATTCCAATAAGAAATAAAATCTTTTGATCTAAAAGGTTTATCACAATAAAACCCATTCTCATTAAAGGTCTTAGCCTCTCTATTAAATTCTTTAGATAAAATGGTAAAATCATATTTCCCAGGCTCACTAAATATACTTAATAAAAATTCTATGAAATCATTCTTAGTTTCAAAATCAGTAGTTTCCCATGTACCTTTATAATATGTGGGTATGGATTTATACATCCACTAAAATTGCAAATATATCACCCTCTTGAATCAATAAGTGTTCTACATCATTATGCTTCATTGGTACAGGTAGGCAATGATCTGTATATTGAACTACATCACCAACTTTTATCTCTTCTACAGATGCTCCAACACCAACAACAGAACCTATGTTTTCTCTTTCTTGAGCACCATCAGGTATCATAATATTTGTGTTATTAAAAAACTTTTCAGCTTCTCTTTGTTTTATCAGAATTTTTTTTCCTACCGGAACTATTTGTTGTGCCATTTTTTTTGGTTTCTTTATTGTTAATTAATTTTTTTTTATCAGTATTGAAATCTGGTTCATCCCAATAACAAAAGTGCCATTTATCTTTTGTCATATTTGGTCATATGCTAATCCTGCACCTCCCCTAACTGAACTTTCTTGCTCCTGCTTCATATCACTAAAAGCTCCTTTATATGACTGCCTAATCTGTTCAAATTTTGCAGCAGCGTTTATCATAGAGTTCATATTTCCATCTCTACCATGTTCTATAGGTGTTACTTCCATATACTTAGCTAATCTATCTAACATAGCTTTGATACCTACATAAGCTCTATATGTTGGTGTTTCATACATCTGTTTGCACATATCTAATGCATATCTAATCTTACCATCTTCAGGAGAATCTTCTAATTGTATTTCTTCAATTATTATATCTTCCTTTTCATGTTCTGGTAAATTAAAAAATGGATTCATGTCAGGATTAGGACAAGACATATAAAAAATGTATTGATAAATTTTTAAATAACTATCAGGATATTCTTCCATAATTTTATTTAAAAAAGGTAAAGCATAACAATGCTCTGTTGGTACCACTTTTGAGTTTTGTACATCAAATAATCTTATTAGCATAATTTTATGTTTTTAGTTTTGATCAATATACTGCTTCACTGTAGCATAAGAATCAGCAACATAAATTGGAGTTACCAAACCAGCTACATATACTTGTCTAGCATCAAGGATTGTTCCATCTAAATTGTATACTACCCCAACACCAATTATTTCCGGTTGATCTATTGCTAATGGGTTATCTGATCCTGGTACAACATATAAAGGTTGTGATGAATCTGTTGGAGATTTTTGTGCTAAATGAACTTGTGTTAATACTATTGATGCCATTATCTATTTTCTTTTAACCACATTATTAAAGAATTTACTTCATCTTTAAGATATGGTAATTCATACATTTTAATTGTTTCTAATACAGGTTCTCCATTAACATGTTCATTAACAGGATAACCATTTTCATCTTCCCCTATTTGTTTAAACTTTACATGTTGTATTACTAACTTGCCTATTTTAAGTTTAGGGTTGTGTTTTTTAATAATATACGCATAAATACTTAATTGCAGATTATAATGATTAAGATTACAATCATCTAAATTATTCACAGGCTTAAACATTTTGCTTGTTATACCTTCCCAATTAGTAAATCCTTTTTCCTTAATCTCTTTATTAGTTTTATAATCATATATGTTAATATAACCATTTACAATTTCAACTAAATCAGCCTGACCACAAATTCCAGCAGACTTTAAATATACCAAGTGTTCTGGATATATACCATCTTCCACTTTTTGTTCAGGTGCTAATTTAATACCATCATCATTAACTAAAGGTTTGACAATAGGTATCTCTGTGCCATCACGTTCAATAGTGTCAAAATCTAACATGTCAGCTTCTCTTTGATTATGATAAAAATTACCTAACTTAATAGCTCTCTTAGTCTCATTATCCCATGCAGTTAGTATTTCTTTTTCAGTCATACCATACCATTTAGATCTTTTATTTTTAGCTGACTTTTTAGCTTGACCCTTAGCATCAAACTTGGGTTTAAACATACCTATAAAAGAAGTTACACTTAACCACTCTATAGCATCTTTGTCTATACTTTCATAACTATGTCCTTCTTCTTTAAATATAATTGCCATAATACTATGCTATTGTTGTATACCAATGTGGTAAATCCGGATTTGATGGATCTATTGTCCATGTTATAGTTTCTTCTTTTTCAATGTTAGGTATCCATTCTGGTGGTAACACTGTTTGATTATCAAATGCATTAGCTTTTGCCTCAGCGTTTAATAATATTACTGCTGAATCTTTTGTAATCAATTTATATTCTAGTAAATCTCTTACAATATCTGATACAACTACTGGTTTAAGTAAATCACTCATTATTTATTTTTTAATCTGTTGGTTTATTTTATTCTCTTGCTCTTCTGTAGTAAATGCATCCCAAAATCCTTTTGGACATTCAGAAGATAATGATCTAACTTTAAATGCTAAACTACAACCACAATCTGAACAACATGGTTGAGTTCCTGGAGCAATACAATCACTTCCTTTAGCATCAAATAAAGAACACTTTATGCATATCTGAAATCTATCAGTTGCTACAGCTTCAATGTGTTCTTTTTTAAATATCTTATTTTTTATTCCTTCTGCAATCTTATCTGCATTTTTAAATGCATCTATATATTTTTTCCACGGCTTTGACATTTACATCTTTGATTTAAATTCTTTTTTCTTTAAAATATCTTTCTCCATTTGTTCTAGAGCTTTTTCCATTTCTTCAATATTTAATAATATGTTTTCACTTTTAGCATAACCATTATATGTACGTTTAGCTATATTTCCTAACATACTCTTTTGCCTTTTTATTGCATTTTCTAACTTATTCTTCCTAAGATAAAATGTACCTAATCCTTCAATATAGATTCTAGGGAATTCTAACTTAGAAAGTTTCTTTCTTACTTTACTATAGTAGAATGTTATAAAATCATCAACCAATTGAGAGTGTACTCCCACCTCTTCTGCTATGCCATCTTTAAATTCACTATGCTTCTTCGGATTCATTTCCTAGAACTTTATAATTCAGTAATACTAATCCTTTTACTTGCACGTTTATTTCTTTTTTTATACTAATTGTTTTTTTATTAGTACCACTTTTTACTAAAAGATTTTTTTTCTCAGCTTTTGAAATTGCATTTCTTGCTGACTGAGGACTTTTAAATATTAACTTCTCAGTCAAGATTCCACAGAATTTAGAAATTTCTATTTTAGGATTTTTAGAAAGTTCAGTTAAAAATTCTAAATCAGTATTACTTATTAATGTTTTATTAAAGAAACAATAAGTAAGTATCTGATACTTTATTGAATCATTAATATCCACCTTAAGTTTTAGATCTACATTAGTTACTATTGCCATATTATAAACTCATTATCATATCAACTAGATCAGGATGAGGATAACAATCAGACTTATCTCTCCTTACGTTGGTATGTGTTAATAATCCTTTTACTTTTCCATAATAAGCATCCTCATGAAAATCAAACCCCTTATATGCACCATATTTATGTATATATTCTTGTAAGCCAACTCTGATGTCTATATCATCTCTTTCCCCTACATATCTTATCCATTTTTCAGTTTCTTTAATCTGAGCATCAGTATAGCTATGCCATCTGCTATGACCTCTAAAAGGTTTTTCCAATACGGTAACTTGACTTGGTGTACAACGAGACCTTACATAAGTCTTGTCATCATCTGTTAAGTATCCCATGTTACATATCTCTAAACCTACAGAACTTCTATTCATTCTGCCAGAACCCGTTCTACCTAAGTGCCATCCCTGACACTTTTCTGGAAATGCTTGAATCATAATTCCATCATTATCTGCATTTCCATTTCTATGGTCTATGCCACCTAAAACAAACTCTGTTGCTACTCTCCCTCTGCTATCTCTACCCCAATGATCAACTGTTCTGTAAGGATTTGCATGTCCTGCAGTATGATGTAAAAAAATATAATTGTTTTCTACAGGTCCTTCTACATATTGACCTTTAGGTAAAAAATGTCTGTGAATTACTTGATCAAATGTAGTCTCAAAATACTCTGCAGAAATGTCTGTATCTTCATCTATTTCCTCTGTAACTGTAATTTCTTTATTAAATAATAAAGTCCACATTGGTGAATCAACAATTCCTGTAATAGGAAAATTATTGCTTAGTTGAAATCTTATTACAGCCTTTTCTGTTATAGGCCCAAAATCTCCATCAGATGTAATGTTTAATGCTCTTTGAAGAGTTTGTACATCAGATCCTTTATCTCCTCTTTTTAGTATCCGCATAATATCAGTCTATTTTTGAAGCAGCTTCTTCCATAGCTTGTTTAAAAGCTTTAGCTTCTTCTGAATTAACATCCACTCCTTCTTTCTGATCAGAATATTGCTGTGCCATAAACATTTGGGCTTGCATACGCTCTGCTCTAGACTTCTCAATAGTAGCTAGCAATACTTCATATTCTGCTTGTACTTCTAAATGAGGAATGTTGTCTTTGTAGAATGCAGTGATTTCTTCTCTGCGTGCAGCCATTTCTTCTTTAGATAAAGTAGGGTCATTTTCTTCCGTTAAGTTTTTTGTTGATTTTGACATGTCTTAATTTTTAATGTTAAACTAATTTTTACAAATATATATAAAATTAGTTTAAATAAAAAAAGTTTATAGACCTTATTTATATCAAAACCTTAAAACCGACATGTAAATAATTTAGATTCTGATTTATTTGAAGAATGCTGCCAGTTGCATAGAATTTCTTATATAGTTTTAAATCTAGTCCAACTCTACCAATTATTAATCTAGGATCATGATTTAGTTTATATGCTGGTCCTATATAAACTCTAAATCTATCAAAAGGCACTTCATATTGTAAAAATGTATAAGTTGCACCATGATGTCCTTGTCCCATTGCTAAGATTCCAAGAAACAGTTTATCATATCCTACTTCAGCAACAACACCCCTTGCATGAAGACACGCTACATATCCAATAGCTGCAGATTTATTTTTATCTAAAGTATAACTCTTGGGTTTATAAAAAGGACTGCACTCCTGACCATATGCAAGACTGCACAATAAAGTATATAATATTATAATTATCTTGCCCATACCTTTTTGTATTTGATTCAGGACAATAATCATCCATCCAATCCCACTCTCTTCCTGTATTTACCATTTGACTTTATCAGCCCAATATGCTGCAGACATTTTACCTTTAGCAATATTTTTGCCATGTCTAGCTTTAAAAGACTTTCTTTTTGCTTTCATTTTAGCTGACTCTCCTGCTTTAGGTTTACCTGCAGTACTAGCCCCTTGTTCTCCAAACCTGATTGTCTTTACTTTATCACCAACCTTAGCTACTACAACATGAGATTTTTTTGGATGTGATGGAGTACGTTTAGGCTTATTATAAGCTGACACCCCTGCTTTTGCTAATCTGCTATCTTTTTTTGCTGCCATTACTTGTGTTTCTTTTGAACCTTAAACTTAGCAACTAATGATCCTCCGTTGTGAGGAACAAACTTTCCAGAGTGTTTCATAAGTTTAAATTCAGATCCACTTTTCATCCAGTGAAAACCTGCTGGTGCTTTTACACTTTTGGTAGATCCTACTGACCCACCCTTTTTATAAACAGATTTAGCCATTGGTTTTGCTGCTACTGACTTTTTTTTCTTTAGTGCCATAATTATCTTTTTTTACCTTTATGCAAACCGTGACTTGCATGTTGTTTACCTTTCTTTGTGGCAGCACGCTTTTTTTTATTTGCAGCTGCTAGTTTAGCTTTTCCTTTTTTAGTGCTTTTTAATTTAGCAATAGTCTTCTTAGGTGCATAAACCTCTCCTGTTTCAGAACTCTTTTTTCCTGATGCGGTTGTCCATTTCTGTTTAGTCCATCTGCTAAGACTTTTTTGTTGTTTAGTTTTTGCCATTTCTTTTATGTTTACACTGGGACTCTTGAAGCCTGATAAGTTCTTTCTCTAAGTTTACAATTCTATCTTCAGATTCATTAATCATTCTGATCTTCTTTTCTAATCTAGATTCTAATACCACCATATCATCTGATAACTGTGCTATTTGACTATAGGCTATACCCATTGTAAATATTATACCTATGATCCAAATTATATTGCCAATATTTAGAGTAAGATCTTTCATTACTTTTTAGATTTATATCCGCCTCCGTTAGCTTTATAACGTTTAGCTAGCATTTGAGCTTTACGTGCAGACCACTGACCAGGAGCCCCACCTTTTCCACCTGCCTTAATAGAATTAAATAATCTCTTACGCATTCCCGGTTTTGTATAATTACCAGAACTGTTAACTGTACTTTTTTTCTTTGCTGCCATTATATTGCTGTATATTCAGGAACTCCTGCGTTACTTATTGTTTGCTTAAATTTTGTACCGTCTGGTGAAGTAAGAATAATACCTTCACCTGATGATGAAAGTTCTATTGTTCCAGTAACATCTAAATTACCAGAAATGGTTCCCCCTGTTTTTGGTAAACAATTCAAACCTGCATTAGTAAATGTTTTAATAGAACCTAGTGTAATAAGTTCTGTCTCAACTTTTGGATGAGGTTTCATTCTTTCTTGTGCACCAGCATATCTTGCTATTGCAACATAATCATCAGTTTTAGGTGTCACTGTCTTTTTTCTTGACAGCATACCCATCATGTCTTGTAGTATATTTCCCATTTTATTTATTTTTATAAGTGTTTCCATCGGATGTACTTACCCTTTGGTTTTAATAATTTTTTTAAATCCTCAATAACATTTGGATCATTTGTTTCTTCATAAGAATCAAAATACACAATGTCAAATTTTTCATCTCCAAATACCTGTTTAAATGGAAATCTATTTACGTCCCCATATAGTATATGTACGTTGGGATTTACATTTTCATCTAATAGAACAACGTCTGGATATTTTTCTATAACGGTTAAGTCTGCCCCTTCTTCTATTACACGATCATTTATAAACCCTATACCATAACCAATAGACAAAATTTTATCACCCTTCTTGACGTTCTCAAAAAACTCTTGATTGGTGATTGCTTCATATTCTGTATCTGACATAATAAGCATCCCATCTTCCGTATTGTATAAAACCTCATACTCTTCTCCTATTGTAGATAAGGAAAAATACTTAGCCCAATCATCATGCTCTATCTTTGCTTGACCTTCATATTTATATTTCTCACGAACTAGCATCTATTGATTTTGGATATTTACTTATTAATATTTCATGAAGTTTAGCACATCTTTCATACTCCTCTGAGTCTATATACCATTCAATCATATTTTCTAATTCTGATTGCAATGGGCCATATTCCGGATCAAAACCCATAAGTGCTGAATCCCCATCTACATAGTTACACTCCAACAAAGAATCAAAAGTCATTTCCCCACTTAATATTTTATACGAATTATCATATGCAATATTAACCATCTCTTCTTCTATCTGTTTCTGATAAATGTCATCTAATGGATCTTTGTTTTTTTCTTCTTCACTCATAGCTGTTACAAATTAATGTTCTACTTCTATATAAGTAATATACAAATTTATACTGTGTTCTGAAAATAATTTATAATATTTCATTGCCCACGGGACACACAAAAAATTTTTTTTCCTAATTTTTTACACCCCTCACGTATACCAAATGTTCTGTGTATTGCATGCTTGAGAGGATCTAGCTATCTGATCCCCAACTAATTTTTGCGGTAAGGGTACCCCCGTGTCTAAGTGGTATCCAACAAAATTAATAACTAATAACGTGAACGTATTCTACAGAAAAATGCAAATTAATGAGTCTACAGGCTCTGCGGTGCTACAATGTACATCCCATCCTGTGACCAACACAATCAAAAAGATTGCTGGAGTTGAGGTATCAGCTTCCAGCACTCAAAGTATTGTATGGGGTAGCCTATCTCTTAAAGACCCATCTACGGGTAAGACAATGAGGGCAAACCATCCTACCATTCAGTCACTCATGCAAAAGCTTGAGCCTGGACATGAATTGGTAGGCTTTAGATTTTCATCCAATCCACAGATTGACATGAAGACTGGTGAGGAAACTAATATGTTTTGGGTGGAAGCCTATGACGTAGAGAATCCATAAGCATCAGAACAAGGGAGAGTGTAAAAGCTTTCCCTTTTTTTTAATCACCATTGCTAGTTACACGGCTTATTTTTTGTTATTCTACCTCTTTCTGTTCTCTGCTCTTGAACTTTCCTCTACTCTCTGCTCCCTAACTATGTTTTGCAGTGCACATTGCGTATTACACAACTTATTTTTTATTTATTTGTGTGTTGCAATGTATAGATGAGGTCTCATAAGCCATATAAACCACCTTTAAGGCCCTTATTATAATCACTGGACCATATAGATATAAATATAGCTAACACTACAACAGGTGTAACTATTACACTTGACACTATAACATGAGTAGTCTTTGTTTCTTCCTCTATAGGAATAGCATAGTATTACCCGCAATATAGAAATCACTACATTAACAATCTTTACGTAGAGCACCAATCAAAATGATTGAATGAGGACTGGGAGGTCCAACCTAATAATAACAGGAGCAGTTATACTATTACTAGTATAGTATGAGGAGAATATAAGCCTTAATCATCTGCTTCTTATGGGTGTCTTTACATTAACCACTAATACAAAAAACAAAAACATATGCAAATACTTATCACACATCCTGAACGTTTTGTTCAGTACAAAGAAAACATTGGAATCATTCTGTTCAATACAGATGACAACCCAAAGGTTAACCTATTTACAGGTAACCAACATTTCGTAATCAAACGTAATGAAATTAAGTCTCCTTTAATGATAGACTTAAATGAAAAACTAAAAACTGATGAATCATTTAGAGATCTAGCATTTGAGCATGATCTTATTGAAAAGCAATGGTCTCATCATGATCGTAAATCTTATTTAACTTATTATTCATCTTTTAATTAAACTGCCATGAAATCTATTGTAAAATTATTTTATGTTGTTATATTACCCGTAGTGGTAATAGCAACAGCCTTATGTTATCTATTTACAGATATACATATGTCAGGACTAGCAAATGTAATATGTGTTTTATCCATTGTAACCGTTATATCTAATTCATTATTTTGGATGGTACACTGGGACAATACATCCATGGTTCCTATTGTAAACTTTGAATGGCAACCCGTCTTTGGATTGGCCATAGGAGTTGACAACGGATACAAGAAAGACGTAGCTCTAATGATTGTACTACCATGTATGACATTAGAAATTAAAAGACGCAAAAAATAAGTGCCACACCTGTCACCCTAACAACACCAGTAATATTATATCTATAATATCACTAGGTAGTATCAGTTGATAGCATAGCAGGAAAGCATAACATATAATGGTTATAGTGGTAACCTAAACATAGTAGTATCAATCATACAAATTCATTTTTAATTTGGTTTTAAAGCTGTTCGCAGTATGGTTGGTCTACTATGTTTTTTTAAAATTAAATCATGAAAGAAGAAACATATAGCTTAGCAGCAGACACTGTTAAACACATTATTAAATCTATAATAAATAAAGATAAGCTTGAGAACAAAGGCAATATGGAAAACGTCATAAGTATATTAAGTACTTCACTGAATCGTGACCATGTTAGTGCCTTAATGGAAATGATATTATCTAAAGATGTACATATACCACTAGCAATTGGTGACTATGTGAAAGCAAAACCACCAGCTTATCATGAAGGTGATAAGTTTGAATGGGATGTCCTTATGGATAATGGTCTAGCAACAGAAGATAAATATGTCTATGGTATAATTACAGAAGATGGTTCATGGTCAAGTGAATTTGACCCATACTCTCATAAGATGAAAGTGGATCTGCTTTATTATGACAGGGAACTAATCAAAGACAATTATTCAATAACAACCTTTTCATTACAAAAGGTATCTAAGGAAGACATACCTTACTTTAAACAGGTAGAGAAACCGGCACAGAGAGATCTTTTAGATTTAATAAAGGAAGAAGAAGAAAAACTACAGAATGAATTATAATTATGGCAAGTATATCAGTAGAACTATTAAGAAAAGATTATAGTGAATGGCAGAAACTAAAAAATAGAGAACCTTTTGGTAGAGTAATGAACTCTAGATATCACTTTGAAGATAAGGAACTAGAAAAGGAGTTAGATCCTAACATAGCCTTATTAATAATAATGTCTAGACATGTCATCAAACTATAGATTTGGTATTGTTAGCCGTGATGTCATAACAGAACCAGATTTATCACTGCAAGCAAAAGCTGTTTATTCAACACTTGCTTGCTATGCCAATAAACAAAGATCTTGCTTTCCTTCTATATCAACACTAGCTGACGACTTAAATGTAAGTCAAAGAACAATTAAAAGATTGATAAAAGAACTGAAAGAACAAGGTTATGTCAAAAGAGTAGGCAGAAAGCTAATAATAAAATAGTACCATTAGCTATATATATGCTCTTTAAATTCTGCTCTTATACTAAATTGTATTTGATATACCAAATTAAGTGATGTATTTATTATAAATTTGTTAAACTTACTTAGCAAATAGAATGATAATTCAGTTACCTAATGGACGTATAGTTGAATGCTCAGTTGAGCAATACTTATCTCTTTCTGATGAAGAGATACAAGACCTCAACGGTCTTAGCGCAGCTTATACTAAAGAAGTGGGTAATCCTTTCTACAATACTTATTTCAATTCAAACAAGATAGACCAAGATTCTGAAGATTATCTTCAGGAAAGAGAACCAGCTTTAGATGAAATTGAAGAGATTGAAAAAAGAATTGACCCTGATTTTCACAATGATGATGTCTAAAAGATAGACACATCAATCATTTTATTATTTAACAACAAAAATTATGCAAAGTAAAGTAAACATCGTTGCTGATGACATGGGAAATGTTATCCGCCAATCAAGCACAAGTTCAGAGTATGGATTTGTAAGACTACAACAAGACAGAGTTACATTTGGTAACAATGGCTGGGTTAAAAAGTCAAACATTAGTACACTATTACATGGTAAGTTAGAAGACCTTCAGTCATTAGGACTAAGTAGTATGGAAACAATACCAGGTAGAATTGTAATCAAAGAACAGTTAACACCGTTCAATCAGAATAATCCAGATCGTGATTTAAAGTATGCAGGTGATACAGGTATCATTTGTTGTGTTGATGGAGAACCTATTTATAGGAAAACATTCTATGTTGCTGATGCAGCATCACAGGATGTCTTGGTAGCTCACAATAATGGTGATGCTATTAAAGAAGCCAATGCTTCTAACTTCAACGCTGAAAAATCTACAGTAGCTATGCCAGAAGATCCAGCTAAAGCATTTGGATTTGACGCAAGTGATGAAGAAATAACAGAAGAACCTGTTAATGAAATAGTTGAAGAGGTTTCTGAAGAAGCAGAAACTTTTGAACTGTAAAACATAGATCACTCTAAAGAATGCATGGAGGGGACTAACACTTAGGTGGAGGTTCCCTCTTTCATTTTAAACATCTTATTCAATTTATTATTTAAAAAAACAAAAAACATATGTATGCTATCTCAGGAACAAATAACACAAATAAAAGAAAATGAAAGTAAAGCTCTATTATCACAGCTTTTGCAACGTTACCACTACTACGGATTACTGGAAGAATATCAGTTACATCCAACCTCAATAATTAACAACTTCACATACTCATCACTAAACTCTTATCAGCATTTCTTATTTAAAAGAGTGTTACACGGGTTAAATGTTTATGACAAAGCTGAAGTTGAAAAGTTGCACTGGGATAAGAAGAGAAGAATATCTAAAGTCTGGAGAAGAGGCCAAAGAGAAATCAATGCTTGGAAGCAGATGATTTGCAATAAGAAAGTTAACAACTATTTCAAAAGGACATTCAAAGGCCCTGCTGTAGAGTTTATGCTTAATATACCAGTTGATGAATATCTGGAGGATTACAATAATACTTTAACCTTTAAAGATTTAAACGTTAATTATGAAGATGTAATCTTACTGTTCATGTCAAAGGGTTTATTGCCTAAGAACTTTCTTACTCTTAAGCCTAATGATAACCAAAAACAACTTAAAGCGTGATTAAACAGAAAAAGAAGCTGTGCAGCAATTGCAATACTGACCAATTCATTTGGAAAAATGATAAGGGTAATAGGTATTGCAAGAGTTGCTGGTATAGAAGTAAGAGTTCAGATGCTAAACCACTAAAGAAAACACCCATCAATCAAAAGTCAAAGAAGATGCAGGTCATTGATCAAGCTTACACTAAACTTAGACGTAAGTTTATGGAAGAAAATCCAATGTGTCAAGCAGCTTTGCCTTGTTGTGCCGGTGGTTCAACAGATGTTCATCACAAAAAAGGACGTGGTAAATATCATTTAGTGGTTAGCACTTGGCTTTCAGTCTGTAGAGCTTGTCATATGTATATAGAAGAGCATCCTAAAGAAGCAATTGAGCTTGGATATTCAGAAAAACGTGACTAAATTTGATCATCAGGTCCTATAGCTCAATTGGATAGAGCAACAGCCTTCTAAGCTGTAGGTTCAAGGTTCAAGTCCTTGTGGGATCACTGTTGGCCGGATGATGGAATTGGTAGACATGAAGGACTTAAAATCCTTTGGACAGTAATGTCCGTGTGGGTTCAAGTCCCACTCCGGCTACCAGGACTCTTAGCTCAGTTGGTCAGAGCAGTTCACTCATAATGAAAAGGTCACAGGTTCAAGTCCTGTAGGGTCCACCTTTAACACCAAAGAGAAATGAAAGAAGTTAGAGAAACATCCAAATCATTTGAGACTCAAGTATTAGATAGGCTTGCGGCATTAGAACATCAAATGAGTATTGTGATGAATGAAGTTTATTGGCACTCAAGTTTTGATGGAGAGACTAATCGGAAGAAAATATTCCTAAAAGGAAGAGTTGATGACCTTGAGTTACGGATTAGAGATTTAAAAGAAACCTTTAAAACAAAATAGAAATGAAAGAAACAGATTTATTTACTAAACTTGATAATGTTATAGGTAATCATATGGATGGAAATGCTACGGATAATGATTTGTTCAAAGTGGTATGGGAAGTAAATAGGTATCTTATAGAACACCCCCACCCACACGATTCAGCTATAAAAACAAAAGAGAAAT